GATCAGGATGGTGCGGGCGGCGAGCGCGGTACGCCCGAACGTGACGAACGTGGTGGGGTGGGCCAGAATCGTGTCCACAGGGGTGCGGTACACGAGGAGATAGCGTTTCGGCGCAGGCATGTCGGTGCCTTCCTTGTCGTGGTGGGTTCAGGCGATCCCGATCCGGTCGGCCATGATCTCCAGCCGATCGATCACAGCCTGACGGAATGTCATCTCCGGGCACGTGTACTGGCGCGTGCCGCCGTCAGCGGTCGTCCCCTCGATGTGTCCCGCGTAGCCGTTCTCGGTCTCCCACACCGTGCCGATGCGGGTGCCGTCGGCGGACAGGCCCCAGGTGGGGTAATTCGGGTTGCCGCTCTGGTAGTTGATGGCGTGATCAGTCACTTCCAGCGTGGTCATGGTGGTACTCCTCTTCGGGGGTCAGCGGCCAGTCGTGACGATGCGGCAGCGGCGGCAGAACAGGCCGGTGACGGTGCACTCGGGAGTGCACGCCGTCTGGCCGGGCGGATGCTTCTTGGGCGGCTTGTGCAGGTAGGGGCGGGTGTCCGCCGACCCGCAGCGCGGGCAATGTCTCACGTGGAACACTCCTTGATGTTGGTCAGCCGATCTCGTCGGTCTGGTTCTCGTCTGTCAGACCCCACGTATATGCGAGGTCGTGCAGGTCGGTCACGTCCTCAAGGTCGTCGCGGGCGACCCACTCTTCTCTGTCGGCGAACTTGACCTGCACGCGTTCTTCGCGGAGGTCTGTGATCACTACGCCCATGTCGTCGATGTCGCCCCTGAAGACGACGGTGCGCATCTCAAGGTCGTCGGGCAGGTCAGTCATGACGGGGTCCTCTCTCGATGTTTCACGTGAAACAGTGCCGTCCCGGTCAAGGAGGGTGCCCCTGCCCCAGGGGAGACATCAGAGGCAGGGGCACCCAGCTTGAGGTGACGGTCAGTCGTGCTGACCGACGCGCAGACGCTCAGACTCCCGAAGCACCAGGCCAGCGGTACCGGCGCAGGCGCGGCGAAAATAGTGGGCGTGCTCATCACAGCGAGCGACCGCCTCGGAGGTGCCGTCGGCGGTCTCCACAACCTGATACACCGAGGCGTAGGAGTGCGCGCACTCGGCGCACGCAGCTCGCGTCCAGTACTCCGTGTGGTAGAGATTGACCACCTCGCCGTGTCTGTCGACGATCATGTCGAACCGGCAGCGCTGGCCGTCGGGGTTGACGTCATCCCACGTGTACCAGACGAGCCGGAGGTGCGGGAACATGCCCATGCGTGACAGTTCCTGGTCACGTGTCTCGATGGTGTGATACGGGTAGCCGGACTGCGCCCGGTCGCGCATGAACGCGTAGTCGGTGACGGTCTCGGAGTTGTCCCGGACGTCGGCAGGGATCTCGACGGCGGTAGTGGTGCCCATGATCACTCCGTGGGGTCGTCGGTGAGCGGGACCAGGTCCAGCACGGCGGGCGGGAGCGCAACAGCCAGCTTCGCGGCCTCACTGCCCGCCTTCAGGGCGCGGGCGTCGTGCCCCTCGGCCTCGGCACGCAGAGCGGCGGCCTTGCCCTCCTCGCTGGCCTGCATGCCCCGGTGGTACAGGTAGCGGCTCAGATCCATCCAGCCGGGCGTCTGCACGTCGAAGGTGTCCAGCGCGCGGACGGTCTCCTCCCACATCAGATTGAACGTCTTGGTGTGCCGGTCGACGGGGCCGCGCCGGTCGTTGCGGAACCCGCCCCCGAAGGGGACGTAGCCGTCCCGGTGCCAGCGCCCCTCCCGATAACCATTCGCGTACTCGATGTGCGTGCGGTCCTCGAAGAAGACCTTGTAGTGCACGGCGTAGGCACGCCCGCGGATCGTCCAGTGATCGGCAGCGTCCGGGTCGGCCTCGAACGCGGGATCGGACGCCACACGCAGCATGGGCCGCAGGTCGGTGACGTTGCCGCGCTCGGTGTCGTGGTAGCTGTACGGATCGGCCTGCTCCACCGCGATGTACAGCGGGCCGTACAGGGTGGCGAATGTGACGGGGGTGGTGATGGTTTTCATATCGGTGTCCTCTCTTGGTCATGCTGCGAGGGGAATGCACACCGGAGGTGTGCACTCGGGTCACGCGGCATGCTCAGTAATCCTCGTCCCAGCGCTCACCGGCGTACGTCGGGTCGAACCCGCCCGGGGGGACGTCGGAGAAGGGTGCGTACCGGCGGATGATGTCCTCCTGCTTCTTCAGCCGCTCCGCCCAGTGCCCGTCACAGCGGGGGAAGGAGCGGCCCGTGCCGGACAGCGGCATGCGGTACTCGACCGCGCCGGAACATTGGTTGTTGTGCCGGTCGAGACACTCCAGCGGCTCGGCGGATTCGTTGGTGTCGGTCATGATCCGTTCTCCTCAGCTGCACTCGGGGCACGGTGCCCCGGCGGAACAGACGGTGCTGCCCAAGGCGCACACCCTCTCGGTACGGAAGCTGATGCCCAGCACGCTGTGGGTGACGGTCTCGCCCAGGGGATAACGGGCCACCCTCTCGGCGAACGTCTGCGCCCCGCCGTCGCTGACATCCAGACCAGCGGCACGGGCCCGCTCCTCGATCAGCATCCGCACGGTACGGATGGTGTCACGGCGGTTGTCATACGGGCTGCGCAGGGACTTGACCTCACGGCCATTGCCGCGGGTGAAGTACAGGTTGTAGGGCATGGTCAGTTCTCCTCGGTGGGCGGAAAGTCCGACCAGGACTCTTCCTTGACGGATCCGGGTACAACCTCCGGGTCTGCCTTCAAAGAGGACGCCAGCAGCGCCATCGACGCCATGTCCGGGGTCATCGCGCAGAACGGGTCGGCCTCGGGGGAGTAGAGGGTGCGGCGCCACGTCACCCGGTGCCATCCCATCGGGAGCGGCCCAGTGGGGGCAGGCGCGTGGGTGGGATAAGCGGGTCGGTTGCCGTTCATGATCAGTCCTCCAGCTTCGGGCGGCGTGGGAAACGGACCTCGTTGCCGTCGGCATTCGTGATCACGGCGGTGGCGCCGTCTGTCTCCGCACGGACGACGGCCAGGCGCGCATCCGTGAGCGTCAGGTTGTGGAGCGTCCCGGCAAGGTCCCCGCTGGTCACGGTCACGGTGTACGGGCCCGACTCGTGCGCGATGTAGGCGGCCACGGTGTCCCACTGGTTCCAGTTCGCCATGCCGATGTGATGGCCGTTGTGGCTGATGTGCAGATACCAGCCCGCCCCGTTGCTGCGGACCGTCCAGCGGCCGGGGGCGGCGCCGGTCACCTCCAGCACCGCACAGCGCCACGACGGGTCCGGTCCGTCGTCGGGGTGCCACGTGGCGGGGGGCTTGACAGTGACAGTCATGGTCAGAACTCCTCAACAGGGCAGCGGCCGTAGTGCTCGGCGCGGTAGGTGTCCGTGCACTTCACGCAGTGCTGGAAGTACCCGCCCCGCTTGTACACGTACGGGTTGGCGGCCGGGACGCCGCAGTACGCGGCGCTCTCGCCGGGCGCCAGGGAGCGCAGCTGGTGAATGATCTCCGACCCGGGACGCGTCAGGCGGTAGTAGCCACGCGCGATGTGGTCGAAACCGTCACCGTAGCGGCGGGCGATGTCCTCGGCCACGGCTTCGGCGGACCAGCCCTTACCGGCCGCCCCGGTGGCCAGGCAGCGCCAGCCTGCGACCTGATGGCCGATGACAGCCCAGCGCTGGACGGCGGGATCGACCAGGACCAGGGCACGCATGCCGTTCGCCTCACGCTCGATGCGGTGGCGGTAGGTGTAGGGGCCCAGGTCCTCGTGGACGAGAGCCGCTCCGGGCTTCATGGTCATGATCAGGCTCCCAGGTAGGGCCGCACGGAGCGGCGGAACGTCTGACGCTCGGCGCGCTTGAGCTGGCGGCGGCGCACCGTGAGGTCACGGCGGCGCAGATGGAGGTGGTCACGGTAGTAGTGGCGGCGGGTCATGGCGGAATCCTTCCAGGGACGGGACTAGGCGTCGGCGGTATCGGCCAAGGGGGCTGGGGCCTCGACCGTCTCGTACAGGGCGAGGGTTTCGCCACCGGTCGGCGTCATGATCCGGGTCAGGGTGACTGACTAGCCGGACGCGTTCGTGTCGGTCCAGATGTAGACCGGGTAGCCGTGCTCGCGGGCCCATGTGACACCGCCCGTGACGACCGTGGGCAGGACGAAGCTGGAGCCGCGCCAGTGGATCTCGGTGATGGTCATGCCGTCACCTCCTGAGGGATATCGGCCAGCGGGACGGACACGGCCCGGTTGTTGTCGCGCAGGTGCACGCGGGGGGTGCCGTCGTCCTCCTCCAGCACGCCCACGAAGGCCACGGTGTAGCCGGGGTGGGCGTCGGGGAACGGCTCGAAGGTGTCGCCGGGGGCGAGGAGACGGCCGTTGTAGGTGATCTCGTGGGTGTGCGGGTCGGTGGTCAGGGGCATGGGAGTGCCTTCCTTGTCGGTGTAACGGAGAGGTAACTTTGTTGAAGGTTGAACGTAGTGACCTCCCCGTTACATCACGGGAAGGTCACTGCTTGGGGTTGCGGAGACGGATGCCCCGGTAGATGTAGGTCAGCCGACCGTCACGGCGGACACGGGCGGATGAGACGCCGGGGCATGCGGACTGAATCGCAGCACCGAATACCGAGGCATGCTGAACGCGCATGTCATCCGCGGAGCCGTAGTCACGGAACGCCTCATACAGAGTGCGGGACGCAATCTCATACTCCGGAGAGCATTCGCACAGGTCAGAGACGAAAGAGACCAGGGGGTCCATGGGAATTCCGGGGGCTGTCTCCTGCTCGGGGATACCCAGGTGGGCGCGGATAGCGGCCAGGATTACCGCGTTCATGGTGGTGCCCTGGTCGGCTGCCGCGAGCCGGATTTGACGGTGAAGGTCGGTGGTGAGTGGGACTTTGTGGAGCACTCGATCAGTCATGTTCTGAGCGTACCGGCCCTGTGGGGCAGCACTCCCAGATAGTTGGCGTGTGCATCTATTGTTCCGACCCCCATCCTGTTGTGTTCCGAGTGAGGATGTCGAGGTCGGAACAGTGTTTTCCCAGGTCACAGGGTGTTTGTTCCGAGTGTTCCGAGTGTTCCGAGTGAAAACGAAGGCAATGCGTGAGAAGGGGTCAGATAACAGATAGGTAACGGTAACGAATAGGTAACGCACGCATGCGCACGTATAAGGAACCTAGAGATTGGTCGGAACACCCGGAAACCTCGGAACACAGGTGGGGTGACCTGCGCAGATGGTGTTCCGACTTACCTGTTCCGACCCCGGAACAGGGTCGGGTACCTCGGAACAGGGGCCGGACGTGGCGGCGTCAACCCGGGGTGGCTTACGGTCCGGGGCATGAGCGAGAGTGTGGCCCCGGCCGATCCGGGTCTGGCGTCGATTGAGCGGCTGTGCTGGCACCTGTCGGGGTGGAACGTCGAGCAACGCGACGTTGACCGGCTCCTGGCCGAGATACAGGTGTACGCGGCAGGGGCGGGCAGTTCCGGCGCAGCGGCGCCGTTGGCCAGCGGGGGTGAGGGGGCTGAGATGGCGCCTGACGCCCCCCTGAGCGCTGCGGAAGCCCCCACCGGGCCCGTGGAGCCGTCCGGGCCCGTGGAAGAGGCGCAGGCGCCCGTACAGCACGTCCACGTGACAGGGACGCTCACGCTGGTCTGCCCCGGGGGGCACGCGCCAGCCGCACAACCGGCGTCGCACAAGCGGCAGGCACCGCGCACGCGCAGGCGTGTACCCGCAGCGCAGCGCAGACGGCAGCCCGCCTCGCCGGACACGCACGACCCGACGCAGCCCGAGGACTACCGAACCTGCCGCCAGTGCCAGGAAAGCAAGGCCATCGGTGAATTCGTCCGGGATGTTCACGGACGGCGCGGACGTAAAACGGTGTGCCGGGACTGCGAGAACACCCGCAAACGCACCGCACGCCGCGCGAAGAAGCAGACGGCCGCCTGATGGCGATGATCCGACGCTACGGGCAGTTCCCCGCCCTGTTCGTGCCCGACGAAGGAGAAGTGGTCCGCGCGGCACGCTCACCTGCCGGGCCCTACCTGCGGGCCGTCGTGGTCAAGGTACGCCGCGCGTCAGAGGACTACATCCGCATTGACTTCGTGTGGCTGGAGTCCTGGCCCGTCTCCCCGAGCGGCACCGGGCACCGTGCGGGGGAGAAAGGCCATGTGGAGATCCACCGGGACGACACCATCCCGCTGATCCGGCGCCTGCCCGTCAAGCCGTGACAGGGGCGGGGTGGCCACGGCCCACAGGGGGCTGCACTTCCCCGCCCGTACGTCAGGCAACGCTCACGCCACCGGCGTGATCTTCAGGTGGTAGGCGCGCACGGGGCCGTGCAGCCACGTCGAGTAATCCACCGGCCGTCCGTCGTCCGTCCGCAGCCGTGGGCTACCGTCGTCGTTGACGTTCACCGGGAACCGGTCGAGCATGATCCGGTCGCGTTCCTGGGAGAACCCCTGGACATACCAGGGAGTCACCCTGCACCCGTCATCGATCAAGTAGATGGCCTTGAATGCGTCAGGCTCGGCATTCCAGCCGACCACCACGTAGCGGACGCTCCCCTCGGCCGACGTCCACACTTCCAGCAGCGAGTGGGCAATCCGGCGCGGCACGGGCTCATAGTTGTCCATGGCGCAGCAGAAACCCACGGTGTGAGTGAATGTCTCCCCCGTGTGCGGGTTGGTCCAGCCGACCGGCTTGTCATCGGTGTAGCTCATGATCAGATCTCCCTCTCCAGCCGAACCGTCTCCACGCTGCGCACGTCGAACCGAGCGGTCAGCGTGCCGTGTTTGCGCAGCCATACCGGCTGCCTGCGCAGCTTGTACGCCTGCGTGACCTCCATCGACCCCGTGCCGGGAATCCGGCACAGGCCCGGGTACGACAACACCCACTGAGCCGCCGTGCTCGGCGACGATGCCTTGACGTTCACCGCGGCCACCGTGACGTGCGTGAACGCACGGTTCACCGCGCGCACGTTGACCCGGTACACCGAGTGCGGCGGACTGTCCGAAAGAATCGGCATGACTTCCCCTCCTGTGACTGTGCGGACATCCGGCCCGCCGTTCCCTGCGGAACGGTGAGCCGAGACCCGTACAGGTCAGGCGTAGTGAGTCCAGCGCTCCCCGTCGCGCTCACGCCATGCGACCGCGTGACCGTTCGGGCACGAACCAAACGTGCACCCCCACGACTCGACAGAGCATGACGCGCCGAACCCGACGAGCCACCGCCCGCCGTCGTCGTCCACCAGGGAGCGCACGCTCCGCGCATACCAGCGGTCACCGATCGTCGCCGGTCCAGAGACGATCTGATACCGGACGTCGTCGCCCATACCGAGGTGATTCTTCGGACAGAAGTGAACCAAGTGCTCGCCTTCCACACGGATCGTCAGTCCCATGTCCGCGCGGGTGATGGGCGTCTTGCCGTCCCACTCGTACGGCAGTCTCTTTCTCATCACTCACCCTCCCGTTCCGGCGCGATCCTCGTGCAGTACGACCCGAACGCGTCGAACGCGTCCACCTCGCCCGTGTAGCCGATGCTCGGCACGTGCACGGTCACCCGCCTGCCGTCAATGGCCCGGATATACCCCCACGTGGCGCGGTGCGGATTGATATACCCGTAGTTGTTCGGCGGGTAGAACGCTGCGAGGTGGCCGATGTACGGCTTCAGCGCTTCAGTGATCTCCTCGGCGCTGAGCCCCTGCTGGGTGCTCAGGTACACCGTGCCGTCCGTGCTGGCCACGTACTTTGGAATCATGTCTCTCCCCTAGTCCCTGTCGTCCGGAGCGGTGATGCCGTGCGTACGCAGCAGTGCGCGCAGTTCCTCGTTCTCCTGACGCAACTGAGCCTCTCGCGTGCGCGCGTTGCTCTCCCGTCGGCGTGCGTTGTCGTGCGCGTAGGACTCGACAACCAGAGCTGCCACCTCAGGGTCACAGTCGTCAAGGTCGCCCGCGGTGAGCCCTACCTCACGCTCGTATCCGGGGTTCTCCTCGCGGTACTGCATGTCACGCATGTCGTCGTAGTTGAGCATGTCTCTCCTCAGTCCGGCACGGAGTGTCACCTAAGTGACACTCCGTGCCATTTCTCCGCCGTGACACGACGTGTCATGTCGGGACTACACCAGTTGAACGCGTTCAACTCCGTACCGAACGACCGTTCGGTACGGAGCGCGGATTCTCCGACGATCAAAGTCTCAACCTCAAGTTGAGACTTTTCAGGTGGGGCGCAGGCTAGATGCGGTAGCCCAGTTGCGCGCAGGTGAGGGTGGCGTCTTGGCCTGCCCAGCGGTTGACCTGCTCGTTGTTGCGGTAGGTGTCGTAGGTGACGTCACCGGTGAGTTCGCGGGTGGCGGTCATGATGCCGCCGTGGCGGTGGGCGTAGCGGCAGATGCCGCGCTGGGTGGTGTAGTCGTCGTGCTCCTGGCCGCGCTTGCCCTCGGGTACGGCGTTCCACAGGCGGGCGGCGTCCTTGGGCGTGCCGTGGGTGAGGCAGGCGTGATCGTAGGCGGGCTGTCCGCGGTAGCCGGTGTCACAGACGGAGGCCATGAGGGGGTGGGTGGGGGTGGGGGCTGCTTGTGCGCTGGGGGTGGTGGCGGTGAGGAGGGTGATGAGTCCTGCGCCGATGCCTGCGAATGCACGCCGGATACTGATCATGCGCATGTCATGTCCTTGTCTGGTGGTGTCCGTATACCAGCGGGCTGCTGAGAGACCATGCGGACATCGGGCGCACCCCCGTGGGGAGGGTGCGCGCCGGACCCGCAGGGGTCAGTCACCGACGTTGCCGTCACAGTGGGGCGCATCACAGCCCCAGTTGATACCGGGGCCGCACGTGCACTCCGGCTTCGGCTAGGGCAGGTACGTGTCCGGTCGCAGTGCCGGGTACCTCTCCAGCCCGAAGCGCTCCCAGACGGCGGGTGAGGGCATCGCGTCGTCCACGAGGGCGTGCCACAGGTCTGTGGCCACGCTGTACCCGGCATCGGTGAACGCGTTGGCCAAGGCGGATGCATCGTAGGCCCGTGCCGTGTTGAAGGTTTCGATGTTGTCGCCCGTGACAGGGTTGTCGACGAACACGTTGAAACTCATTGTCTGCTTGCCTTCCGCTTGGGTTGTGAGCCGGTACCGGTACACACAGACCAGGCCAGCACGGGGCGGGGGCTGTGTGCGCCGGAGATCGGATCACCCCCTAGTGGGTGCGTGCGGGCTGTGTGTAGCCCTCCGCGGCGATGCGGGTGTATGCGGCGTACGTGGTGCCGTCGGATGACCAGCCCTTGGCCACGGTGCGGCCGGACACGGTGACTTTCGCGGGTGACTCGGCTGTCGAGTAGCCGTTGCCCGGACGCTGCCAGTACTCGACACGCTGCCCCAGCGGTGATGTTGCGTGGAGTGTGAGTCGCCATTCTCCAGCCATGATCTTTCCCCTATCGCTCGAACTTGGCCAGGCTCACGCCGGTCCGGTGCTCGCCTGGCCACAGGATGAGACCCAGCGGTTGCACGTTGGACTGCACATGCACTGCACAGTCGTGGTCCACCTGCGTCACTGTCATCTGCTGTGGTTCCAGCCAACACGTGGCTACAACCTGGGAGCCTTCACTCAGCACAGCTTTCCCCTCTCTGCCAGGCCGTCCGGCCTGCCGCAGCCCACGGGCGGCCCCCGTGGGGGTGTCCGTGGGCTGCGACTGCCAGACGGACTCAGCTGCGCGTGGCAGACCCCGCTGTGCGCGCTGTGTACGCGTCACGGCACTTCGTACGGCGCCGTGCCCGTTTCTGGGAAGCGGACAGCACGGGGGCAGGCTCCGGCACGGCCAGAATGGTGCGGTCGAAGCGTTCCCGCCCCAGCGGGCCTTCCAGGACCGTGCGGACGGGCTTGTCGTTCGTGCGCTCGCGGGGGGCCTTCACTACGGCCGCTTCGATGGCGCGCCCACGGATGAGCGTCGGCCCACGGTGCACGGCAGCGATGTCGGCCTCCCGCGCATCCAGGACCGCGCTGCCCCCCCTCATGGCCTCCAGGCGCCGGAACATGTCCGCGATCATGTCGTCACACTGGCGTGTCGCGTCGCTCGCGGTGCTCTCGCCACGCTTGCGCGCCACAGCCGTCAGAGCCGTGTGGCGCTTCTTCCAGTACGCCAGGGAGCGACGCACGTTGTCCTCACTGGCCACAACGTCCTCAAGCTTGGAGCGTCCCTTGGGGCCCTTCACAGGGACCTTGACCGTGCCCGTGCCCGTGGCGCCGTCGATCTCTGCGACGCGACGGCGCTCAGCGGCCCGGGGGTCGCCTGTACGCACACCCGTGTCGGTGACGGCCGTCATCGGCTCGGCCAGTGCCTTGCCCGTCCGCACGCCCTCCACATGGGCAGCGCGCGCTGCGTTCACCTTGATACGGAACACGTCACACAGTTCCGCGTAATCCACTTGTCCTTTGCGAGCCATGATCGGCCCCCTTCCTTGTCATCTGTCTCGAACGGGGCGCGCACCAGGGGAACCACACACGGGCGAACCCGGGGGTTCCTGCACGGTGCGCGCCACACTGCTCTCACAAGCCCCCTCCGCGACGCGTCGGGGGCTCTTCCGCCCGGGGCCCTTGCTAGAGGCCACACGGGGCGGGAAACGTTGGCGTAAGCCACTGGTGCACTGACACTCGGGGGACCGCCCCTTGCCCGCGTTGCTGCGCGGGAACCGCACCTAGGAGCCCGCTCCACACCACAAGCGCGGAGGCACGGACACCATCGTCAGTACGGCTGTCAGACCTGGTCCACGGTCGCGCATCCAGCAGCGCACTCGCGCACACCACGGGGGCGTGCGGGCATGTGCCGCGCAGGAGCGTCTAGAACCAGGGCCCGGACCACACAGTCCCCCACGTGCGCGAGGACGGGGTCCGCCGGATTGCCCGCGCCCGGAGTGGTCACGGCGCGTCTTACGGATCTCGGTATGGCAAAGCATGTGTGCAGGTGTCAGGAGGCCAGCCCTCCCCACCCAAGCTCCGACGCTCGGGCGCACTCCACACCAGGGGGAACCACACAGCCCCCAGGGTGCAGGGGACGGGGTAGCCGCGCGTGATGTGGCCAGGAACGGTGCTCGCGCCGGGGGACGCGGGACCGGTGGATCTTGAGGTCCAAGATCGCCAGGGAGCAGGGGGCCGTACGCGAGCGCACGGGTCCTGCCACCCAGGTATCGCTTGGTTACTCAGGGTTAGGGTGTCGGTTCGCGCGAGGTCACCTCCCGGGTAAACGATCTTGGACCTTCCAAGATCAACATCAGCGACCCCAGGGGTCACTCATGATCACCTTGGACCGGTGACGGGGGACCAGGGGGAGGGCGAGGAGACCCTCCCCCCGGGAGCTCACAGACCCTGGGGCATCTGCGCGACCCTGGTCCGGTCGTAGATCCGAATGGTCTGGACCGCCCGACCGAACGACTCCTCACCCTGACCACCCAGGGTGATCACCGCGTCCGCCACCTGCGGGTGACGCGAGGCCAGCCTGGCCAGGACCGTGGCCAGGTCGGCGCCGTCCCCCATGATCCGGCGGAGGCGCGAGGTGAAGATCATCAGGCGGTCGTCCTCACCCGGGGCCGCGACGATCATGGCCGGAGCGTCCGCGATCTTGTTCTTCGCGATCTTGGGCGCAGGGGTGCCCTGGGTCGGCTGAACGAAGGGCGTGACGAGGTAAGCCTTGGCGTTCATGATCATCCTCTCGGTCGGTACCGCCTGCCCGGGGAGGCCTTCCGCCTGCCCTTCGATGTCTCTAGTATAGCCCCCTGGGGGTCACGAGAACAGCACGGACAGGTCACGGATAGGTCACGAATGTGATGTCACTCAGCGTCAACCGGCGGTTACTCAGAGTCAACCGGCGCTCACGTGAGCACGTGGGAGATTTGAGGGCAATTCGGACATTTACCTCGAATTCCGACAAATTTCCCGCAGTGGTGCCGTGAGAAATATATACCCCGAAACCACCTATAGCGATCCCGACATAAGGTACATATCCACCGGGGTGCCGTCCGGGTCCCGCCGTCGGACGGCCGCAGCGGCGACCACAGGTGTTCAGCCTGCTGCCGGGTAGAGCCCGATGCTGCTACTGCAGGGCGCGCGCTGGCCAGCCACGCACGGGACGCCCCTGCAGGGAATCTATCAGCGTGCAGGCGCCGCTCCATGGGATATTCGACCCATGGAATCCACCGAGCACATCACCATTCTGCCTGCCGACCTCTACGACGAGCTGGCGGCCGACACCCCCACCGAGCCCTGCAAGGCGCTCCAGGAAGCCGCCAGGCGCGCCAGGGAGGTCATCACACGCAAGGAGTAGCTTCTGGGTGTGGCACACTGGCCGTGCTCCTGGCAACGCGGGAGACGCACAGTGGGCCCTGGATTCAGAGATCCGGGGCCCACCGCTATGCTGCCGCGGCGTATCCGAGCCGCTCGATCAGCACCGCCCCGACGAAGCGGGTGTACGCCGGGGGCACAGCCTGCCGGATCCCGTCCTGGTTGGCCCAGGGCATCTGCATGACCTCCCTGGCCTTCTCAAGGCCGGAGAAGTTGCCGACGAGGGAATGGAACTCCCCCTCGGCCGCGGGCCGTCCCATGCGCGCTGTGGGCGCCTTGTGGGGCGGGTGTGCGCCGGGGTACAGGCGCAGGGGCCAGCTGGTCTCGAACAGCCGGTGGCGGTAGGTCGTGAGGCCGAACATCGCCCCGCACAGCAGCACCGGATCCACGAGCGGGGCGCCGATGACGTTCTCGATGACGTAGGGCCGCCCGCTGGCCCTCAGGGCGCTTCGCGTCGGCCCGATGAGGTCCGGGTGCCGGTAGGCGGCGGGAGCCCCATGACGGGCCACGGAGTAGGCGCGGCAGGGCGGTGAGGCGTGGATGGCGTCGTACTCCTGGCCGTGGTCGTAGAGGTACTCCAGGGCATCGCCGTGGATGAAGCGGACGCCGTCGGGCCGGTGCTGCGGGCGGATGGGGCGGATGTCGACGCCGGTGACGTCGAACCCGGCGAGGCGGTAACCGTACCCGGCGCCGAACTGGCCGCAGAACAGGTCCAGCAGTCGTGGCCGCCCCGTCGTCTTCATGGAATCAACGGTAGAGGCAGCAATATGGCTTGTAATCCAAGACGCAGGCCCGAGCCGTACTTAAGGATCGCCAGACCACCCAGGCAAATCCACGCAAACCATCCCAGCCTTGGGATTCTTAAGTCGCCCTCGGGGCCACGTCTTCAGATCGAAGGGCATGGGAGAATCGGGCCGTGGACGAATGGCGCGGCGGAGCAGCCTGGCAGAAAACCCCCTGCACACGGTGCGGAACGTTCCATCCGCGGCACTGCCCCGACTGCCCAAACGATCCGCCCTGCGCCGACCATGTGTGCTGCTGGCCGGACGATGGGGATGTGGAAGGGTGAGGGCATGGACATCGGAGAGGCCGTCGAGGCCATGAAGAATGGCGCGAGAGTGCGGCGCACGGGATGGGCCGGAGAGCGGAACTGGTGGACAGCCCTCGCCTTCCCGGGAGACGGCAGGACCGTCACCGACTGGCCGTTCTTCGTCAAGCACTGGACGGACGGGACCGTAGCCTGGGCGCCGACCCACGACGACCTGCTCGCCGAGGACTGGGAGCTGGTCGGCGTCAGCCGCACAGAGACCGGGCAGCTGGATGAGCCCGACGAGGACCCCGCCGATGTGCAGGCCGCCTACGAGCGGGGCACCAAGGGATGGACAGGGATCCGGTGAGCGAGGCATCCCTGCCACCCGGGGTGATTCACTGATCCCCCTGGGATTCCAAGACGTGGCTCGGAGAGTGTCTTTCGATCCGAAGGTTTACTTGCCGTGGTTGGGGCCGTTGCAGGGGGTCTCGATCACGGCGATGTTCTGGTTGTTCTCGTCCCGGGTGTAGATGACGATGACGGTTCCCCCGCAGGGGCACTGCTTCACGCTCTGGACGTGTGTGGCCATGTTTTTCTCCTGGTGGGTGAACGAGAGCGGCCCGCCCCTCGGGGAGGGCGGGCCGCATGCTACGGGCGGTGTGTCACACGCCGGGGTGGTCGAACTTCCCCTCCTTGGCGCCGGTGATGAACGCCGTCCACTCGTCGGCCGTGTAGTCGATCTGTGTGCCTGTGCGCTTGGAGTTGCGTGTCTGGACGGTGCCGTCGGCCAGGAACTGGACGTCGAAGCAGCTGCTGCCGTCGTTGGCCGAGGCGTTGTACCAGGGCTTGAGGATCTGAGGCTGGGACATGCGATACCTCCGTGATGGTGTTCGTGGTGGTGGTGGTGCGGGTTGAGTGTAGGTCAGACGGCTGACGGGTGTGGTCAGTTCACCGCCCCCCGGTATCTGGCCTGCTGCTCGGCCGAGTTCTTCGCCCAGCCCTTGTTGAGGATGCGTTCCAGCTGGGCCTGCATGACGGATGCGTCGTCCCCGGGGATCGTCACGTGGATGACGACGTCCCTGTGCCGCAGCCAGGTCCACCGCCGTACATGGAGGGTGAGGACGACTGCGCCGTCCGGTGCCGGGGTGAGCTGCGTTCTGGTCCATCTGGCCGCACGTTCCATGCCCGCCCCTGGTGCTGGTCGCGATGATGGTTTCGCAGCGTAGCAGCGGATCAGCCCTCTGTGATGGTGCTTGGCCGTTCCTGATCCCACTGGTCGAGTTCGAACAGGACCCGGCCCGCACAGGCGCGGAAGCCGCGCTGCCAGTCGGTGTGGTCCTCGGTGTCGGCGATGTACACGGCCTGCCGGACGCGTTCGGTGATCTCCTGGGCGCCGGAGAACGCCTCCAGCACTGCATCAGCGTGGGCGTACCAGGCCGCCCGTGCGTGGTCCCACTCGGTGCCCTTGGCGAGGAATGCCTTCGATCCGGCGTGCCCGGCGAGTGCCTGGGCGGTGCGGTTGCGGAGTAGAGCACGCTGCTGTTCGCATGCGTCTTCTTCGTCGATCGTCTGGTGCGGCAGCTCGCAGATGTCCGGCTGCCTGCCGGGGGTGTCCGTCATGGCGCCTCCTTGTGTGTGCTCTCCCGGACGATCCGGTCGGCGAGTGCTTCCAGACGCAGCGCGAGGTCTCCCTCGTAGCGGCCCGGCCATCTGGTCTGGATCATCGCCGCGGCGGAGCGCAGCATGTCACGGTGGGTCAGGTCGCGGACCGTCAGACTGACGGGTCGTCGGTCGTTCATGCCAGTTCCCAGTCCTCGGCGAGCTGGTGGAAGGCGTTGGGGAACAGGGGGATGCGGGTGCCGTCGTGGAGGGTGGCCACGAACATGGGAGCGTATCCCTCGGGCTGGTCCAGGCGGACGCTGACCAGCACCTGCGGGCCTGGTTCAATCTGGGTCCACAGGTGCCGCCGGACGGCGTGCCCGTTCTTCATGGCTCTGATGGCCCACCCGAAGTCCCGCTGGTGGACGGGGATCTGGTCGTTCATGGCGTCACCACGATCCTGGCCAGAGGCACGCCCTTGCCGAGCTGGCGGTGGAGCTGCCGCAGCCGTGCGACGGCGCGTACGTCCTGTCTCTTCAGGGCGCGCCGGGCAGGCAGGGGCAGCTCGCCCCAGCAGTCGAAGCACAGGTACTTGCCGGGACCCGCCTCACCGTCATAGCACGCCGGGCACCGCCGTGGGGGCGGGGGTGGTGGAGGCGGTGGCACAGGAGTGCGCTCTGGTTCGAGACCTGGCTTCGGGTGATGGTTCACTGATCCCCGCAGACGTGCTCTTCGATGGCGAACGGCTGGCCGTCCTCGTCGTGGAGGGTCAGGCCGGTCTCTTCGTCGTACCAGCCGTCGCCCTCGTACAGAGTCTCCGGCGGCTGGCTCTCGCACATGTCGGACTGCCCGTCGAGCCGGATGAGGATGTCGGCTGTGGGGTCCGGGCCCTCCTCGGTGGCGGCGATGTCCTCGAAGAACCCGGGTGTCACACCCATGACGTCCGCGTCCACGGCGCACAGGAGATCCGTCACCCGGTACCACGCCACCCAGGACACCTCGCCCGGTGAGTTCACCCGTGCCGCCCCGGGGTCGGCGGCCAGCCCGGCGAACAGGGTGTGGTACTCCCCGCCCTCGTTCACCCTGCTCTCTACCAACCGGAGACTCTTCAGCTCGACACCGGTCTCCTCCCGGACTTCCCGGTGTGCGGTCTGCGCCGCTTCCTCACCGGCGTGCACCGCTCCGTACACGTGGTCGCCGAGCCCGGCGTACGTCTTGTCGGCGGCACGCCCTTGGACCAGGATCCGGCCGTCGCCATCACGCACGACGACACTCACGATCGGCAGATGTGCTCCGGCGTGGGCACGCCACTCGCTCCTCGGTACACCGCGCACCACCACACGGCCTGCGGTGTCGACCAGGTCGACCGGCTCATGAGCGCTCACTCCACACCTGCCTTCTTCGCGCAGCACCGGCACAGCAGCAGGTCGTGGCCGTTGATCTCGTGCAGGCCGATGCCGTCGGCGAAGAACCACACCTGACAGTTGTCGCAGATGTCGAGGTCGTCGGGGCAGACGACGCCTCCGCGACGGGGCATCCAGGCGCGGTCCAGGCTTGCACAGGCGGGGTCGTGGGCGAGGAGCTTGTCGCGGCGGTCGGTGTAGAGGCCGCCGCCGTCGGGGTCCGTGGCCCACCGGATCATCGCCGGGTAGTCGTCACTGGTCATGGTCGGGTGCCTTGCTCAGGACGTCGCGTGCGGCGTCGTGCATCACGTCGGCGGGCAGTACCACGGCGAACTCGTCCACTCCGATGCTGGCGTCGTGCTGGCCGAGTTCGTCCAGCAGGTGCGGTTCGTCGGGGATTTTCCCGATGACGAGGTAGCGGCCGTCTTCGAGTTCGAAGATGTCGGGGCAGGTCTGGCCGGTGACGCTGCCGCGCTGCCGGGGGCTGCTGCCGCAGCGGCGGGTGATCTTCACGGGGCGTTCTCCTTGTGTGCAGTGCTGGCGGCTCATGTGGTCTGCTGGGTGGTGCTGTCGCTGTGGATGTCGATTTCATCCAGGGTGATCCTGCCCGTCCTGAGTGCGATGACCACTGCAGGCATGGCGCGCTTCACGCCCAGCTTGCGGTAGGCGCGGGTCAGGATCTCCGAGACCGTGTGGGGGGTGACGGCCAGCTTTTGGGCGATCTGGGCGTCGGTGAGTCCCCCGGCCTTGAGGACGAGGACTTCCCGCTGCCGCGGGGACAGGGGCGGCTCGTAGGGTGCGGTCACGGCGTGCCCGCCCCGCTGACGTGTACCCACTTGTCGTAGGGGATGAGGCGACCGTCGACATGGACGTAGCAGCCGGACAGCAGTTCGTACTGCACACGGATGCCGGTGTTCTCGCCCTTCTCGACACAGGTGTGCCGGTCGACGTTGGCAGCGAGGAACCCGACGCCGCTGCCGAACGCCCCCAGCGCGCAGATGACGCCCGCAGTGACGGCCAGCGTGGCGAGGGTGTCGCTCATGATGTTGTTGTGGACCTTGACCAACACCCAGATGACGGCGAGGCAGGCCGCGGTGATGCCGAGCAGGAACCAGTAGGTCACGCCGCTTCCCTCCGGGTGTACGTCAGGCCGCCAGCTGCGGACTGTTGGGAGTGCCAGATCTCACCGCGCGTACGGCCGACGTTCATGGCTTCGATGACAGCCATCTGCACGGTGCTTGCACGGGAGCTGCCCCACTTCACATCCACGAAGACCACCGAGAGAGTCCGTGGGTCCCGGCTGTTGTTGCGGATCTCGTCCAGCCCGTCGAAGACGATGTAGTCCATGACGCCACCCAGATGGAAGATGTCCTTCGGGTTGTAGATGTTGTCCGGTGCGTAGGGGAACGCCTGCTGGGCGACATGTCCGTTGTAGCTGCCGCGGCTGGCGGCTACAGCTCGCTGTGCGCGCTGTTCCATCTCGGCGCTGTGGGACTGGGCAGTCGTGGTCAGCTGCTGGGTGAGTCCTAGGGAGCGCTGCTGTTCGTCGGCGAGGGACTTCTTCGTCCTGGTCAGCATGACGGCCAGGACGAGTGTGGCGATGAGCAGGAGAACGATCACAGCCCGCTCACTTCATGATCAGGAGCTGGGTGCCGACCACCAGCTGGCGGTTGTCCGAGGTGGACTCCACGAACACCTCGTAGCCATCGAACTTGCCCGGTGCGACCCTGGTGTCCCCGTGAGGGATGCCGACGATGTCGCGGGCCTCGGGGCCGACGTAGATCTGGCTGGTCGCCTTGTCCATGACGGCGATGCCCTTGTTGCCCTGGACCTTTTCACTGGTGCGCTGGCCTGCCGAGAAGAGCTGGTACCAGCCCATGCCGACCTCGAACTTGCCGTTGGTGATCTTGTTGAGGAAGTCGTCGATACGGACGACGTAGCCGACCGGCTCACCTTCGGGGAACTTCTTCGTCGGCCGCTTGCGCTTGAGCCACGCCTTGTCCGTCTTGGTCACCGGCACCAGCTTGTAGGCGGTGTGCGCGAGCGGGACGAGCTTCTGCTTCACTGCGGCGGCGTCGACCTGGCCGCCGACGGCGAAGGCGCTGCGGGTGCCGCGGACACCGGTTGCGGCGCGGGTGGCGACGTACGAAGTGTAGGACTCCTTGATGCGCTCGACGGCCTGCTCCAGACCAGCTTCCGTGGTGGCGTCCCACAGGGCAACGTTCCACTTGGCGTAGCCGAAGTCGTAGAGCTCCTTGGCCGATCGCTCGTCAGGGGCGAGGCCCAGCATGATGCGGTTGACGGGGAGAGCGGCGAAGCGCTTTTGCATCTCCTCCTGCAGCACCGTCACCGGCGTGCGCCCGAAGGACGGGCGCTTTCCGTCCCGTGTGCGGCTGGCGTTCTCGAAGCCGTCGGTGAGGAGGTAGTACGTGAAGTCGTGGGCGCCGTACTTCTCTGGCACCGCCTCGGTGTCATCCAGCGCGAGGTGGACGGCGTCCGCCATGGCGGTCATGCCCTTGATCGTGTAGAGGCCCTTGACGCTGGGCAGCCGGAACACGTCCATGTCCCAGATGTGGCACTCGGCGTCGTCGGAGAACGAGTAGACCGAGATGCGGGTCTCTTCGTTGTCCTCCTTGGACTTCTTCGCGAGGAATGCCACCAGATCGTCGGTGACCTTCACGACCTTGTGCTGCAGGTGGCCCATCGAGCCGGAGGCGTCGAGCAGGAGCGTGATGTGGTTGATGTAGTTCTGCTTCGTGGACACGTGTGTTCCGTGCCTTCCTTGTCGGTGGTTCTGTGGCCGGATCCTATGCCTGGCCGGGTTGACGCGGCAGCATTCTGCGCAGCCGGTGTGATATGCCGTGCGGGACATGACGAAGGCCCCGGTCGCTCTCACCTGACCGGGGCCTGCCGGGTGCGGATGCTGGTCCCTTGCCCCGCACCGGGCGAGCCCATCATGCCATGGTGGCGGGGCCGCTACTATCGTCTTCAGTACATCCGAGCAAAGTGAGGTCCCTCATGAACCCCAGCCGTGACGCCGATGAGTCAGGTGTTTCCTGTGCAGGCCCCGAGCGGATCTCGCTGGTGCGGCTGGCTGCGCAGAGTAACGGTTCGTCGTCGCCCGCCCTGACCCGTGTCGTGTCAAAGGGCGCGGTGACGAGCGGGCCGGGCCGGGTCGCGGTCGCCGCCTTCAACTCGTCCGTCTGACCCTCTTCGGCCTGTCGGGCAGCACTTTGATCATGAGGTGCTGCCCGCACAGGCCGAGGATGCCTTCGGCCCAGTCAAGGGTGAGGGTCGCTCTGCCGGTGAGCATGGTGTTCATGTGTTTGGTGGAGACACCGAGCTGGCGGCAGACCTCGGCCTGAGAGATGCCCGCCTTGTGCAGGGCTATGCGAACCTGGACGCGCAGTTGCTCCTCGGCGGTGGGTGGTTCGTCGGTCAAGGGTCAGGCCTCCTTGGAGAGCTGCGCCGGGGCAGCGGGCTGCTCGGCGGCCGGGCCGCGGATGATGTCCTGAGCGATCAGCGTGTACACCCGGTCCACGGCGCCGTCCAGCTCCGCCTCGATATGGCCAGCGGCATACGCCCAGCGGCGGAGCTTTCGTCGGATGGCTGCTGACCCCACGAGCGGCACCGTCTCGGGCTGTGGCGTCTCGGCGGCCATGCGGCGCAACTCGGCGAGGGCGTCCTGTTCGTCGTCGCTGATCCCGTGATCATCGTGCTCGATCTCGGCGTCGGCGAGGTTGAGCGCGTACTCCAGCATTCGCCGCTCGATGGGTGACAGCACGGTGGCCCGGTCGGTGGTCGCGGGCAGCACGGCCAACACCGCGTCCAGCAGCGGCGCGTTCGGGTTCCACGCCTCGGCCGGGTCTGCGTCCACAAGCAGCGTCTTGGCCATGCCGAGCGCGGCGTACCCCTTGGCGCACAGGTCGTGCCTCGGCTCCAGCGGTTCGCAGCAGATCCACTCGGCGACGATGTGCTGCTCGGCGACCGCCCACAGCTTCGCGGACAGCGCGGCCCGGTCCACGGCAGACGGCACCATGGTGTTTGCGTTCTCATCGAGCCCCAGTGCATCCAGTACTTCCGCCGCGGGAATCATCACGTCGGTGCCATACGTGCGGCAGAGCTGATAGACCCGCTTCATGCTGTGCATCGCGTGCAGGTTCGCGGCCTCAGTGGCTTCGTGTGCGGCTTTCTGCAGCCGGGCGTAGGCGGGACTCTCAGGCACGGCGTCAGAATCCCGCATCATGACGGCTCCTCTCCGTCGAGGGCGGCGTCGAGGGCGCTGATCACGGATTCCCAGCCGCGGGTGTAGGCGCGGCCGAGTTCACTGGCCCGCTGCGAGGAGTGCGGCTGTCGGGGGATTGCGCGGACGCGTTTGATGGCGGCCTCGGCGCGTTCGGCACGTCCGCGTAGTCCGTCCGCTCCGAAAATTCGTTCGGCCACACTGGGCGACGCAACGGTGATCATGCCGTCCGACCAGTGGACGAGCAGCCAGCCCGGCAGGGGCCACGCGTCGCCGTCATTGGTGTAGATGAGGAGCTGCTGGCCGTCGTGCCAGGCGTACCGCTCGGGGGTGAGCCACGTGGGCAGGCTGCGGGTGCCGTCCCAGATGTGGGTGTGGGTGACGGTCGGCTGGTGGGTCACGTCCGGCTCCGGTTGTGTGCTTCCTCGACCTGCCCGGCAAGCAGTCGGCACTGGTCGCGGACGTAGGCGAGGTCGCGGTAGACCTCACCGAGGATCACGGGGAAGTCGGAGGCGAACTGCTGACGCATCTCCTCCAGGTGCGGGGCGATGCGGCGCAGCAGGGCATCGTTGCCGGGCTTCTGGTCCCAGGCGTGTCCGCAGTCAAATCCGATCCAGTACACGTGGTCCGGCTCGCCGGGGCTGGGGATGTGGCAGATGCCCTGGGACTCGTCTGTGGTGTCCTGGCAGAACGTGGCGAAGTTCAGGCCGCCGTGTACGTCGGCGCCGATTTTGAACGGGTTCATTTCGAACCAGGGGTGGCCCTCGGACACGCCGACGTACCCGCACCAGGATCCGCTCTGCGTTGCCCGCTTGGCCAGGCACGGCAGACCGCTGGCCTCGTCCTGCCACTGCATCTTGTCGGGCTCGTCCTGCCAGGGGCCGTCACCCCAGTCGGACTTGTCCATGGTTCTCCAGCTCTTGGTCTCCATGTCAGTCCTCGCTGTTCCGCAGTGCGCGGACTTCTGCGACGGCGTCGTATGACTCCCGGTCCGCATCTGCTGGGATGCCCGCACGGATTCTGTCTTTGATCGCCTGTAGTGTCTCGACGGTGATGACGCCAGGCTTCTCACAGCGGATGATCACCTCATCGCCTTCCTTGATGCCTGCTGCTCGCTGCATGGCGACGGGAATGGTGATCCGGCCGCGTGGTCCCACGGTGGTCATGTCAGGCTTCCTTCGGGATCGTGAACCAGCCGGGTCCCTCGACGGCGTCCAGGCCGAGCCGGTCTGCGACAGCACGCAGGTCGTCGTTCCAGCGGTCGCGCTCGAATCTGCTGGCGTTGGGACGCTCACCGGAGTGGTGGGTGTATTCGACCTGGTCCCACCGGTTGACCAGGAACGCCATGCCCCGGGCGCGGAAGTAGCCCACATTGCCGTCGTTGAGACAGAACCCGGGGTCCTCGTCGAGCAGGGCCTGGTCGGTGTCGCTGCGCAGGCGCAGGCCGTAGATGGTGTAGACGGCCGGGGGTCCGTCTGCCGCCTGGTCGCCGGGGATGTGCTGGGTGGTCAGTTCGTCGTGGCTCATCGGATCACTCATGTCCGATCACGGGGGGACGGAAGTCTGTGAAGTGGTACACGAACACGAACACTTCGTCGTCCCGGATCACGTACCGGACTCGGATGTAGGGGGTGAGGTCGATGACGCGCAGCTTCTCGTCATCGCCGAAGGCCACGGACATCGGGTGGTAGGGGTCCTCGGCCAGGACCTGGGCGGCCTTGTACACGGCGGCGCGCCGTGGCGGCTCCAGTGTGTCGATGTGGTTTTTGACGTCAGGGTCGTAGGTGATGGTGTACATGTGTCCTCCTAGATCTCGAAGATGGTCTGCTGGTCACCGGCGTACCCATACTCTCCGGGGCTCGGCTGGTGCAAGGCGTACGACCCGGGGCACGAGCGCAGTTCGGGGTCGCGTTCGGGCGGGTCGTGGCGCCAGATACGATTGCTGCGTGGTGCGACGGCGGTATCCCGCTTGCAGGCGGGGCAGTCGGCCCGCGGGTACTTCTTCACCGGTCCTCCATCTCCCGGGGATGCATGGCCCCACCGTCGTCCTGCCAGACCATGAAGGGGAGCTGCTTGCGTATCCTCGTCCGGCGGGTCAGGGCTGCGTTTGCCCGCTGCTTGGACGTGCCGGTACCGGAGCGCTCCTGGTCCTCGTAGAAGTTGACGAGCTTTACGTTCAGGGCGGCGTTGCGTCTGTTGTTCGTTTTCTCCCTGGTCCAGTGGATGTACCGGTGGAGCGCGCAGGGGAAGTCGGCGCAGTAGTAGAGGTAGATCTTCTCGCCGGTCTCGGCGTAGAACTGCCTGGCCTCTGCGCGCGCCAGCTTGGCCGTCGCATAGGTGCGTCCCTTCTTCCTCTTGGCGCAGTGCCGCTGGCCTGCGTGCTGTGTCACGTCTCCTTCTCCTTGTGGTGCGGGCAGCCGCACAGCACGCCCGAGTGCTTGTTGTTCAGGCGGCAGCGGGCGTGTTTGATGTCGCTCCACATCTGCAGTTCGTAGGCCCGGTCGGGGTGGCGTATCTTCGCCGATGCCAGGGCGCGTGCCATCTCGCAGGCGGTGGAGGTGTAGGGGCGTCGCACGATGAGGGCGAGCAGGTCGGCGGGGATCTGTTCCTCGGTGCTGCCGGGCGGGGGCGGGTGCTCGGCGTCGGCGAGTTTCATGACGACGGCCGCGGTCCGCTTCCAGTGTTCCCAGAGAGGGTTGTCGGCGGCGGGCAGCGGGTATTCGGGGCCGATCAGGTAGTTGAGGTCGTCACGGGCGATGGCCGTGGCGTAGCGCATCAGCCGTGCGTCGTCTTGCATGTCATCCTCCGTGGGTCCACAGCAGGTACAGGCCGCCGGTCACCGCCCAGGCAGCGGCGGCAAGCAGGGCCCAGCCGAGCAGGATCGCCCGGCCGAAAGGGTTGCTGAGCATGCCGACGATCCATACGACGAGTGAGACGAGCAGAAGCAGGGCGATGATGCCCAGACCGCCCCAGGCGAAGACCTCCATCAGCCCTCCCCGTCTTCCCGCTGGAGCGCACAGGCGTCGAGCGGTTCGCCGCAGTCCTTGCAGCGGTCGTGCATGGCACTGCAGGGGGCCGGGCAGACGGTGCGGTCGAAGTAACTGCCGTGGCGGTGTCCGCAGTTGATGCGGCTGCCGAAATTGAGCAACGCGTCGAGCCGCTGTGGGCGTTCGTTCATGACGCTTCCTTGTCGGTGGGGACTCTACAGTCCGAGCATGCGCTTGAGGGCCTGGTTGACCTTCAGTTGCGTCTCCAGAGAGATGGACCCCAGGTCGTCCTGGAGGTCGTCCTGCGCCACGGTGTTGATCTCATGGCAGACGATGTGCCCGGAGAGAGGGTCGCCTGAGGTCAGACGCACCCACCGGGGCAGGCCGCTCGGCGCGTCCCGGTCCCGGCTGACCAGGACGATGACGCAGGAGTCTTCGCCGGTGTGGACGAAGTCGGCTGACACGACGAGCCCCAGGAGGGTGATGTCCGGTTCGGCCACGATGCGATAGATGTGGCCGCGTTGTGCAGTGTTGGTCATGCGGAGGTGCTGTCCCGGGTGTCGGAGGCGGAGCGGAAACGACGTCCACGCATAGCGGCACGCCATGCCAGGACGTCGGGGTGGTTGCGGGCGTAGTGGGCTTCACGCCGGTACGCCTCTTCGAGGGCTGCCTGCTCCGTCACCTTCCGTCCGGCGACGATCAGGGCATGGAGCGTTTCGGCGTCCGAGGAGTCCGGCTTGATGTCGATGCCGGTCAGGACGGCCAGGGCCACGGCCTGCGGACTGTTCTCCGTGCGCAGGTGTTCGAGGGCTTCCTCGTCATCGTGATGGAAAGGCACTTGCTTCCTCAGTGTCTTGGACATGAATCAACGATGGACCATTACGGTGGTACACGTCAACCCGGACCGGCGGTATTCGGAGGATCTCGCGACGCCCCCGCCTCATGTCGACGAGTGATCTGCATCACATTTGACTGGTGAGGCTTGTAGTTACTGATTAGTAACATACATAATGATTCGCGTGGCACACGTGTGCCTACCCACGCAGAAAAGCCCCGGAAGACGCCGATCCTTCCGGGGCTTTTTGCTGTCTCCCCTCGGCCCCGGAGACCTCCATGCTCACCACTCCGTGCCCCCTGGCCTACTGCGATCCTGAACAGTGCGGCTGGCGCGCACACAGCACCACCTGCGAATGGCAGGACCAGGCCATCGACACCTCCGGCAACGACGCCCGCGGGGACGACTGCGATGACTGACACCGTCCCGTTCGAGGAGAAGCCCCTCATCAGCGACGAGGACTTCCTGCCGCCCGAAAAGCCCGACGGCTACCCGCCCTACCACAACTACAAGCGCGACCGCGAAGCCGTCCGCCTCAAGGCCATGGGCTGGGCACCCGAAGACATCGCCGAAAAACTCGGCCTCACCAGCGACCGCGCCGGTGGCCAGCCGGACCCACAGCGCGCCGTCGCCGCGATCAAACGCGGCACCGCCCTGCTCCACCAGGTCAACGTGGACGAAAAACGCCTCGAACAGCTGCAGCACTACGAAATGATGAAGCAGCACATCTGGGCCAGCATCAACATGGAACACGTCCTCGTCCAGCAGGGCAAAGTCGTCTTCCAGGACGGCGTCCCCGTCGAGGACCGCCGCTTCGCCCTCGAAGCCTTCGACCGCCTCAACCGCATCGAAGAGTCCATCTCCAACCTGCTCGGCACCAAGGCCGCCCAGCGCTTCTCCGTCGAGGCCGACCAGCTCGGCACCGAGATCAGCCAGCTCATCTCCCTCATCAACACCGACGACACCATCCAGGCCACCACCGAACGCCTGGACCGCACGGCCCTGGAAGCAGGAGACGAGACGTGAGCGACGACGCACAACGCATCGCCCTGACCTACATCAACCTGCGCCTCATGGCCACCGACACCGAAGCCGCACTGAAGAAGCTGGCCGCGCGCAGAGAACACGTCGAGTTCCAGGCCGGGATCCTGCTCGGACTGACCGGTGCCAAATACGTGCTCGACGGACACACCGCCGACGAAACGTGGGACCTCCTCAAGCCCCTCGTCGAAGAACTCCGCAAGGACACCGAGGCAGCATGAGCGACAGTGAACTCCCCGACAGCCCCCTCACCGACCTCGCCCAGGGCGCCGCACAGCTCCACGAGATGTACGCCTCCTACATGGACGCCGGATTCCCCGAAGGCCGCGCCTTCGAGCTGGTCCGCATGACCCTCGGCCACTTCCTCGACAGCGACTGACCCGGAGAAGCGATGCTGCGTTTCCACCGCACCCACTACACCACCATGACCGGCCGCCTCATGGAAGCCACCTGGTGGCAGCTCGGCGACCGCATCTTCCGCCACCGCCAGCGCGCCCTCTGACATGCGAAAGGTCCGCCCCTCGAAAAACAAGAGGCGGACCTTTCACAACCTCAGCATGAGCCGGGGTCAGAACTTCTTGACGGTTGCCGTCCCACTGTAACATGCGAAAGGACCGCCCCGTAGCAAGTGGGGCGGTCCTTCGTTAAGGCAGGCCCAACGTCCTGCACTGCGTGGCAGGGGCGGGATTTGAACCACGCGACCTTCGGGTTATGAGCCCGACGAGCTACCGAGCTGCTCCACCCTGCTTCCTGCAGTGTATCACTCCTGCTCGCGGTAGCAGGGGATCGTCCAGGCCTTCTCCGCCACCTGCTCCCAGCCCGCGTACGCAGTGGCCGTCAGCCTCTGCACCGGCGACATCCCCGGCAGCCCGTACATCCGGCGCCGGTCCGGCATCCACCCCCGCTCAATCAGCCGGTGCCCCATGGAGTTCCCCGGAAACGAGCCGTACTCCAACTCCCTGTCATTCCACAGGACTTGACGGACATCCGTTCCATCCACCGTCAGGATCCAGTCGCCCTTCTCGTCCACCACGACCCGGGCGATCCGAGCATCATAGGTCGTCACATCAAACCCTCCGTCACGCTCTCCTGCTCCTCCGGCCGGTTGTAGCGGTGCACCTGCGTGCCCTTCACCGACCAGCCGCCATGCTCGGCGACCTGCATCGACGGCCTGCCCGCACGAAACGCCATCGTCGCCCCCGACGCCCGCGTCGAATGCGCCCGGTAGGTACGCCCCGATGGCGCCGTGATCCCCACATCCCGGACGGCATGCTTGACCACCCGGCCCAGCCATTCGCCCTCCAGACGGTAGTCGAGGATCTTGTAGCCGAAGGACGTTTTGCGCATCTGACGGAACAGCGGACCGCTGCGAATGCCCTTGCTGGCAAGGACATTCACCCACGCACGCAGCGCCCCGACCGCATCCGACAACGGATGCGCACCCGGCTCGATGACGAGCCGACGGCCGCGGGCGCGCTGGTCCTCCTTAGACTTGACGATGGTCATCACGACCTTGCCATGGGTGAAATGGACGTCCCCGATGTCCAGGCCCACCAGCTGCGACCGCCTGGCGAACGCGCCGGTGGCCAGCAGCAGCCCGGCCCGGTCACGGATACCAAGTGCTGTACCGTCAGGGAGCGTTGCACTCATCGCGCGCAGCTGTTCGATGGTGTATGTGGCCGCCTCGTCCGGCCGCCAGCCTGACTCGATCAGCATGCGCCGATACCCGGCCAGGATCCGCCACGCGTCCCGCCGGTCCGGCATGTGCCGCTTGGCCACGTTGTAGTAGTTCTCGTGGAAGAACACCACCGCGGAGATGCCCTGCTCGATGACGGTCTGCGAGTTGCCCTTCGTGCACCGGTCGGCGACCCAGTTCGTTAGATGGTCTGTCAACACCGGGACCGGGCTGACCTCGTGGTACTCGCACCACCGCACAAACTTGTCCCATTCGCGCTTGTACGCGTAGTACGTCTGCTTGGGGACCGAGTCGTGCAGCCAGCGCAGCGCCTCGGCCGACAGGCGGCTCCGGCGCGCTGGCTGAACTGACGGTAGGTCAGATTCTTCGCCAGGATCGATTCTGACGAGTCCGACCCCCGTCATGAGCTCTGCTGGATCAGCCGAGCGGCGATCTTATTGATCTCGTCAGCAATGAGATCGGCGCCATCCTGGCCGTATCGCTCCACGATCGGCATGTCGCCGGACCACCCGGCGGCCACGACGGACTCAAGGATGAGCCCTGCGCGGAACTTCGCCTCTCGCTTGATCTCGCGTTGATTCACGTTGTCCACCTGAGGTTGACGCTTGCCGTAGTAAGGCAGCTTACACCAACCACCGTAAACCCCGAGTTGACAAACGAGGAGTTGATCATGCTGCGTCGTTTCGCTCACCGCCGAGGCTGGCTGTGGTCGCCGTCGTGCGCGTGGATGGGTGTGCCGTTCGGGAAGCACGGGACTCCGCTGCTGCCAGTCAACGAGCGGCATAGGGCCTTGGTGATGCGCGGCCATGATCAGTTCAACGAGAGTATGCGTCATTTCCTGGGGGAGTCATGTCGAACTTCGAACTGATCTTGCTCATCGAGGTAGGGATCATCGCGGTCGGCAGCCTGCTCGGCTGGCGCCGTCCCTGACCCAGGGGGCGTGGTGTAACTGGCAGCACGCGGCTCTCCAAAGGCCCTGGTCCGGGTTCAAATCCTGGCGCCCTCGCTGTTCGTTTTCTCTAACCCTCGCTGACTCGCCGTCCTCGCCGGGCCAGTCGGGCTTTTGCCTGTAGGTCCATCAGGCGTACACGTGACGCCTCGCGAGCGGCTCGTTGGGCCTCTGAGTTCCACCAGTCCGATTTCATCCCGTGTTTCGGGCATTCCGGGTTCCAGTTGAGTGCTCCGCCGATGGACAGGCGCTGGCACGCGCAATTTGCCACGAAGCAGCGCTTCAGGTGCTGGGTGATCCCGCGCCGTACGTACTGCTCGCAGTAAGGGCATTCCGGATTGCGTCGCCTTTTTGAGGCTTTACGACATTTTCCCATGGCACACAGGCCTTCCTTGTCACCAGCATCCTAGGGGAACCAGCATGAGTTTCAGCATCCATGCCGCGGGTCGTATCGCGGACGTCATCGAGCAGGTCAAGGCCCACGACTTCGGGGGCGGCGACACCTCGCAGGCCGAGGCCGTGAGGGCGTTTGTGCTGTCTGAACTGCAGGCGTGGCCGGATGGTCCTTATTACCGGGGTGTCGTCGTCGAGTCGTCTGGCCACCACGATGGTAGCTCGCGGAATGTGACGCTGACGCTGCGTGCACTGCATATCCGGGAGCCGAAGCCGGAGGGTGATGCGTGATGGCGCGGTGTGCATCATGCGATGAGCCGGGGATCGGCGACATGGCGCAGCATCAGTGCGGTAGCAACGAGCGCTTGATGAGGTACTTCGAGTTCGGTCATCTGCCCGTCAAGCTGCAGCACGTCTCCCGGCATTTCTACACGGTGGCCGATCTGGTGCGGAATACGGTGCCGGACGGTCCGGAGAAGACGGTGTGTCTGCGGAAGCTGCTGGAGGCCAAGGACTGCGCGGTGCGGGCGGCGCTTGATCTGCCGGACGTTTCCTGATGAGGGTCCGTACGGTCGCGGTCGATTTCGACGGCGTCATCCACGCCTACAGCAGGGGTTGGCAGGACGGCTCGATTTATGATCCGCCGATGTGCGGTGCTCTGGATGGTCTGCGGACGCTGATGGCGTTGTATGCGGTGTTCATCTTCACCACTCGTGATCCCTGTCAGGTTGCGGCGTGGCTGACGGCGCACGGTTTTGTCTGCCGCACCGAGCATGAGGGTGAGTTCTGGAATGAGCAGGGGGTTCTTCTCGTGACGAACCGGAAGCTTGCTGCTGTGGCGTACCTCGATGACCGCGCTGTCCATTTTGAGGACTGGGATCAGGCGCTGGCTGATCTTGCGGACGTGTGATGGGCGCGCCGCTTTCGTATGTGGTGAAGGCGCCGCGGGTGAGTGAGCTGGTCGCCTGGCTGAAATGCAATGACGTGGACCCGCAGGATGTGCCGTATTCGTCTTTGGTGTTCGTGGAGACGCCGGACGGTGAGCAGTGGTTCATCCGGCACGAGGCGTATGTCCGTGAGGACGGGGTTATCAAGTACGACCCGGTGGCGAATTCCTGGGAGTACATCGAGCAGTTGACCGTGATGGTCAGTGATCCGCCGATGTCGTGGCTCGTGGAAGCGGCCCCAACGGGGGATGGAGCCGCTCCCACTGGACCTGTCGGAGCAGAGGATCGACAGATCGTAACCGCACGATAGCAGGTCGTGCGTACACCATGAGTACGGAGAACATGATGTCCAAGATGCCTGACCTCCCGGAGTACACCTTTACGGTATCCACGGAGGGGTTCGACGGTATGCAGCGTGATGACAAGGTGGAGGCTGCGTACTTCCAGGAGTCCGGCCAGTACACCGTACTCAAGGACGCCACTCACGTGCCGGTGAGCGCGTTCAAGACGGCCACGGTGCTGCAGATCAAGCGCTCGGCAGAGCCCCTTGACTTCGACTGACGTCGATCTGGAGCAGCTGCGGGACCAGGTCGAACGGCTGGTGCGGACCGGTGACACGAAGCGGCTGAAGCTGGTGCATGCGCAGCTGAAGGCGGCGGTGGACCGCAAGCAGGCGGCTGAGCGTGCGGACCGGTGGGCGCAGGATCCCTCCGCGTGGGTCTCCGACCGGCTGGGTCAGCTGGTGTGGTCGAAGCAGCGCGAGATCATGGAGTCGGTGCGGGACAACCGCAAGACGGCCGTGAGGAGTTGTCACTCCTCGGGAAAAGTCATGTGGCTTCGCTCATCGTGGCGTGGTGGCTGGATGCGCACCCGCCGGGCGAAGCCTTTGTAGTCACCACCGCACCCACGACGGCGCAGGTCCGTGCCATTCTCTGGCGGTATATCCGCCGGATACAAAGACAGCACAATCTGCCGGGCCGTGTGAATCAAGTCGAGTGGTTGATCGACGAGGAACTCGTTGCTTTCGGCCGGAAGCCTGCCGATACGGATGAGGCTGCGTTCGTCGGTATCCACGCACCCTATGTATTGGTTGTCATCGACGAAGCATGTGGTGTGCCGGAGTCGCTGTGGATAGGTTCCGAGGCCATCACCACCGGTCCGTGGTGCCGTATCCTGGCGATCGGCAACCCCGACAATAGCGCCACTCATTTCTACAAGGTGTCCCAGCCCGGCTCGGGTTGGAAATCGATCCGGATCTCCGCTTTCGATACGCCGAACTTCACCGGTGAGAAGGTGCCGGAGAAGGTGGCGGTCTCCCTCATCTCGCAGGAGTGGGCGGAGGAGAAGAAGCTGGAGTGGGGTGAGGGCAATGCCCTCTACAACTCCAAGGTGTTGGGTGAGTTCACCCTGGATGCCGCTGACACGGTGGTGCGTGCTTCCGATGTGGCGACCTGCTGTCTCGATGCCGAGGCTGTCTACTCACCCGCCGATCTCTCCCCGGTGGAGCTGGGTGTCGACGTGGGTGGCGGGCTCGATGAGACCGTGGTGCGTGAGCGTCGTGGTGTGCTGGCCGGTCGTGAGTGGCGGATCCGTACGGACCGGCCGGAGAAGATTGCTCCGCTGGTGCTGAAGGCGATCCGTGAGTCGGGCGCGACCGCGGTGAAGATCGACTCGATTGGCGTCGGCTTCGGTGTGATCGGTGAGCTGCGCAATGCCGCCTCGCGTGGTGAGCACGCGGCCCGGATCATTGGGGTCAACGTCTCCGAGAACCCGCGGGACAAGAAGAAGTTCGCGAACCTGCGGGCGGAGATGTGGTGGACCCTCGGCCGGGAACTCTCGGCGCAGGGCGGCTGGGATCTGTCGCGGATGGAGAACGGCGACATCACCTGCGCGCAGCTGCTGCAGCCGCGGTGGGAGCTGGACACCAAGGGGCGAATCCTCGTCGAGCCCAAGGACAAGATCCGGGCAAGAACGGGCAGATCACCCGATAACGCCGACGCACTGCTGCTCGCGTATTACAGCGGGGCCAAGCCCCGTATCCGATTCCTCAGCAGCTGAAAGAAAACCATGACAACGAAGACAAAGAACAATCACTCTGTTGCGGGCGACCTCATCAGTCTGGTGCTGCAGGTTCTGCCTGCCGCCTATGTGGTGCTCACCGGACAGGCACCGTGGTGGATCCGGGCGTGGCTGGCCACCTGGCTGTCCCTGTGGCTCATCATGACCGTCGTCCAGGCGGCTCAAAAGCGTGAGCAGCTGAGGGGGGCGCGGTGAGCGACGAAGTCTTCGCCGTACCGTGCCGCCCGCAGACGATGCGGCAGGTGCTGGAATGCACCACGTCCGGCACGCCGGACAGTCCTCACTGGATGCACCGCAAGCTGACCGGGCTGGCGCATTACTCATGCAACTGCGGCTATTCCAGCGGCTGGGTGCCCGTTGGCACGCTGCCGCTGGCGTCGGACTTCATCGACGCCCACATGCCCGATCAGGCATTCCTGGAGCGCGAGGAGACGCTCCGGCGCATGGAGCTGGGGTGCGCCTGCCATGAATGACAAGACGACCAACCGCACCCTGCTGCCCCGGCTGTCACCCGGGGCGCTGTCGTCTGCGGGGTCAGGGCTGCTCGCCCTGGTCACCGTGGCCTTGATCGCTCTCGGTGTCGGCATGATCTATCTGCCCGCTGGTGTCATCGTCGCCGGGCTCGGGTGTGCCGCTTTGCAGTGGCAGTTTTTCGGCGGCTGACGCGGGCGCGTAGACCAGGTTCCCCATGCCGGGGCGTGACTCCATGTAGTGACGGGTGCCTCTCTTCTCGGGGTCCGGGGCGAGCTGATCGGCGTAGACGTGCGTGCTGCCGACTGTGAACTGGATGCTGCCGCCGAGTGCGCCAATGTAGCGGACCAGCGTCTCGTAGTTGACGTTCGGGTAACGGGCTTCGATCGCCGTGACGCGTGTCCTGTGTACGCCCATGCGTTCCGCGAGTTGTGCCACCCCGAGTCCTGTGGCTTTCCGCAGGTCGGAGAGGGTGCGCGGTGCCGGTGCTGGCTTGTCCGCGGTGGTCTTTCCGTCGGTTGTGATGGTCATGCAGTTCCTCACCTTGTGGTTCCTCTCATGATACGGCCACCCCGCGCGGCCTTGGATTCCAAGACGCCCGCCGAGGCGCCTCTTACGAATTGAAGACGGAGGGCCCCGATGGCACGCACGCTTGTAGGGGCCCTCGTCCGGAACAAGGCCCCGGTCCCCTACGTACCGGCCGGTATGGGGCGCCGCGGGTGGCTGCCCACGACGATGTCGCCCGGCGGCATGCAGGCCCAGATGGACGCCGTCGGCCGCGTAGGCACCCTGTTCGCCATCACCGACCGCATCATCACCGCCTACTCGCAGGTCGAGTGGCGGCTGTACCGGGTGGCCAAGGACGGACGGCGCCGGTATGAGTCCGGCACCTCCGGCGCCACCGACGGCCGCATCGAGGTCACCAAACACCCCGTGCTGGACCTGTGGAAGCGGCCCAACCCGTTCTTCATGGGCAGCGCATTCCGCGAATCGGCACAGCAGCACGAAGAACTGACCGGCGAGCAGTACTGGGTCATCGAACGCAACGCGTTCGGCCTGCCCGCCGAGCTGTGGTTCGTACGGCCCGACCGCATGATGCCCATACCCGACCCGGAGAACTTCCTGATCGGCTACATCTACCGCGGCCCCGGCGGCGAAGAAGTCCCCCTCAGGGTCGAAGACGTCATCTTCCTGCGCCGCCCGCACCCCACCGACCCCTACCGCGGACTCGGCGCCGTCCAGTCCATCCTCGGCGACCTGGACGCCCGCTACCTCTCCACCGAGTACAACCGCAACTTCTTCCTGAACTCCGCCACCCCTGGTGGAGTCATCGAAGCCGAGCAGAACATCTCGGACGACGACTTCAACCAGTTCCAGGCGCGCTGGGCAGAAACCCACAAGGGAGTGTCCAACGCACACCGGGTGGCGATCCTCGAAGCCGGAATGAAGTGGGTCGACCGCCGCTACACCATGGACGACATGCAGTTCGTGGAACTGCAGGAAGCCTCCCGCGAAACCATCCGCGAAGCATTCGGCTTCCCCAAAGCCATGACCGGCGCCACCGACGACGTCAACAAGGCCAACGCCTACGCCGGTGAAGTCATGTTCGCCCGGTGGATGACCAAGCCCCGCCTGATCCGCACCCGGGAAGCACTCAACAACATCCTGCTCCCCATGTACGGGCGCTCCACCGCAGGCCTGGAATTCGACTTCGTCAACCCCGTCCCCGAAGACGACGAAATCTCCGCCCAAGTGCTGTTCAACAAAGCACAGTCAGCGAAATTCCTCGCCGAGACCGGCCAGTACGACGCGCGGTCCATCGCCGAAGTCTGCGGACTTCCGGACCTGAAGGAACTCGCCGACGCCCTCCCCATGGGCCAGCAGCAGCAACAGCAGCAGGAAGACCACCCCCTCGAACCCAAGAAGGACCCGGACGAGGACGGCCCCGTGCGCCCGGACAAGCCCGTCAAGGACCCGAAGCGGAAGACGGAAAAAGAGCTTCAGCCCGACGACTGGCTCGACATTCTGCACCTGTAAACCGCCGCCGAGGAGGCGACACATGCCATTCATTGAGCTGGTGGCGCAGCGCCGTCCGCCGACTCCGCCCCCGGGCATGCAGCCGCCGGAAAACGCCAAAGAGTGGTTCCGTATCGAGAACAACGCCGACGACGCGGACACCACGGACGTGCTGATCTACTCCAGCATCGGCGGCTGGTTCGGCATGTGGGCCGACGAATTCATCGAAGAACTCGGCGCCGTCGCCACAAAGAACATCAACATCCGGCTGAACTCCCCCGGCGGTTCGGTTTTCGACGGAATTGCCATCGCCAATGCGATCCGCAGCCACCCTGCGAACGTCACCGTATACGTCGACTCCCTGGCCGCCTCGATCGCGTCGGTGATCGCCCTGGCAGGCGACCGCCTGGTGATGATGCCACAGTCGCAAATAATGGTGCATAACGCCTCGGGCGCCTGCTATGGCGACGCCACCGAGATGACGAAGATGGCCGATCTGCTGGACAAGCAGTCCCGCAACATCGCCGAAGCCTACGCCCAGCACACCGGCCGCCCCCTGGCCGAGTGGCAGGACTACATGGCCGACGAAACCTGGTTCACCGCCGAGGAAGCCGTCACCGCGGGCCTGGCCGACGAGGTCATGCCGATGCGCCCCAAGAAGGGCGAAGAGGCAGAAGACCCCGCCGCTGTCGGCGCCGAGCTGAACCGGGCCTGGGATCTGTCCATGTACAACTACGCGGGCCGCGAGGCAGCTCCCGCGCCGGTCATCCCCGAGAAGCAGACGCTCGTCCCGGGCGCAGTCATCACCGCTTCGGCACTGCGGGAGCTGTCCACGGTTCCCGCCGAGCCGATCGTCAAGGCCGACGTCAGGGGCGTTGACGCAGTTGTCCTGGACGTGATCCGGGACATGGTGCGCCAGGCCGTGCGCGACGAACTCGCCGTCATCGAAGGCACCGCCTGCCCATCCCACTCCACCGCCGTCAAGGACGGCACCTGGGACGCGGGCGCCAACGAAGGCCACCTCCCCTCACCGGTCCCGGTGGCGACGGTGAAGAAGATGTACGCCTACTACGACGAGGAAAAGGTCGAGGACGGCGCCGTGCCCAAGAGCGCGGCCAAGCTCCCCCACCACTTCGTCTCCTCTGATGGCACTCCCGGCGCCGCCTCCGTCAACGGTGTGCGCAACGCGCTGGCCCGTCTGCCACAGACACAGGGACTGTCCGACGCCGAACGCAAGGCGGCCGAAGCCCATCTGCGAAGCCACCTCAACGCCTACGGCGGCGACGAAGACAACCACGATGGCCACGACCCCATCGCCGCGGACGAAACCGAGGACGCACAGCCGGACGACGCCCCGGCTGCACCACCCCCCGAAGATCCCGGCGAAGAGCAGCAGGCCCCATCCGACGAGACGGACCCGCCGCCCATCGAGCAGCACGCGCCGGAGGAGATCCCGCCGGACGACGGTGACCACGTCACCGAAACCCATGACGAAGCCGACGACTGGAACACCGTCGTCGGCTTTCTTTCTGCCCCCACGTCACCCAGCGCGGATGACGTGTTCGCCACGCTCAAGGAGGCATGGTAATGGCGACTCCAGTCATTCCGCGCAATGACAACGAACTCGAAGAGATGTTCAACGACAAGGCCACCCTCACCGAGGTCGCCGCGTCGCGTACGTCCCTTCTGGACTTCGTCAAGGCGTATGCGGGCCAGTTCAACAAGGCCACCAACGGCGACCTCGACGCCCAGATCGAGGCGGCCGTCCAGGACGGCCTCATCAAGTACATCGCCGCACAGGGCTCCACCGACGCGAAGGGCGACGCCAAGCGCCTCGACCTGCGCCCCGCATCCTCGACGAAGCACGCGCGGATCGCGGACAAGTACAACCCCAACGCCCCCGGCGCGAAGCTGGACGCCATGTTCCCGGACGTCCGGGACTTCATGAAGGCGATCTGGCACGGCACCCGCTCCTCCGACGCGGTGGCCGCGCAGCACCAGATCAAGGAGATCATGAACTCCTTCGGCAGCAACGTGCCTGCCGACGGCGGATTCCTGATCCCCGAGTACCTGCGCTCCGAGCTGCTCCGCGTCGCCCTGGAAAAGGCGGTTGTACGCCCCCGGGCCCGCGTGGTCCCGATGGAAACACTCACCGTTCCTTTCCCGATGATCGACACGACCTCCAACGCGTCGAACATCTACGGCGGTGTCACCGCGTACTGGACGGAAGAGGCGGCCTCTCTCACCGACTCCTCGCCGACGTTCGGCCGCGTCAAGCTCGAAGCCAAGAAGTTGACCGCGTACTCGGAAATCCCGAACGAACTGTTCGCGGACTCCATCATCTCGCTGCAGATGTTCATCAACGAGATCTTCCCCGAGGCCATCGCCTGGTTCGAAGACATCGCCTTCATCGACGGCAGCGGCGTCGGTGAGCCCCTCGGCTTCCAGAACGGCTCGGCGGTCGTCTCCGTCGCCAAGGAAACCGGCCAGGCAGCCGCGACCATCGTGTGGGAAAACATCGTCAAGATGTACTCCCGCATGCTCCCGAGTTCCCTGAACTCGGCGGTGTGGCTGGCACACATCGACACGTTCCCGGAGCTGGCGACCATGTCGCTCTCCGTCGGCACCGGCGGCTCCGCGATCTGGCTGAACAACGGCGTCGGCGGCCCCCCGATGACCATCCTCGGCCGTCCGGTGATGTTCACCGAGAAGGCAGAGACCCTGGGCACCGCGGGTGACATCCAGTTCGTCGACTTCTCATATTATCTGATCGGCGACCGCCAGGCCATCCAGGCGGACACGTCGCCGCACTACAGGTTCCAAAACGACCAGAGCACCATCCGCTTTATCGAGAGGGTAGACGGGCGCCCGTGGATCCAGTCTGCGATCACTCCTCAGACTGGTAGCAACACTTTGTCGCCTTTCGTCCAGCTCCAGACTCGCAGCTGACGCTAGCATATCATGGCTGAGTGACGAACAGAAAATGCCCTGACGGGTGCACCTGTGGGCGCCACAGGCCGAAGAAATGCCCACCGTTTTGCGGGTGCCGCAGGCACATGGACCACCGCAAACAGCAGCTCTCTCCCGCCAAGATCATGGAGAGAGCTGCTGATTACCCGCATCGCACTCCAGACGGTGACCTCACCAAGACGTTCATATCGTGGCGGTCGATGATCCAACGCTGTTCCAACCCCCGAGAGACGGCATACGACCGCTACGGTGGGCGAGGGATCTACGTCTGCAGTCGCTGGCAGGGGCTCGACGGCTTCAAGAACTTTCTTGAAGACATGGGCGAGCGCCCTGCCGGACTCACGCTCGACCGCATCGACAACGACGGACCGTATGAGCCGTCGAACTGCCGGTGGGCGACGCGATCTGAGCAGCAACGGAACAAGAGTCCGTTTCCCAAAGAACGCTGCTCACGTGATCACCTATTCAGCGAGGTGGGCACGTATCCGCTGAGCAATGGGGGCCGTCAATGCCGCCAATGTGCTATTGACCGGGCGAAAGCACGTGACGCCGCACAGGACAAACAGCGGCGCTACCGCTTGACAGCGCGTGATGTGGCCTGGATCCGTACCAACCACGGCAGGGTCAAGCAGAAAGACATGGTGGAACTCTTCAACGTATCGAAGAGAACCATCAAGCACGCGGCCGAAGGAACAGGCCGGTTCAGGGACATATAAGTCCCCCAAGACGAAGGACCCCGGCACCCCCGGGGTCCTTTTTCATGCCACTTTGCGCTGTGGCACGCACAGCCCCGGGGCGCATTCACACCCAATCCGGGGCCACGGACGCGGCGGCATTCATACCCCACCGTGCCTGGCACTCCCTAGGAGATCAAGATGACCACTGGCGCGTTTGGCCTGGGCAAGTCTTTTGACATTGTCTCGGGCATTGTTCCCGTCAACCTCAACACGGCTGGCAACACCGGCGAGCGTGTTCACATGAAGGACTGCCGCGCGATCAGCATCGTCGTTTTCGCGTCGATCGGCACGGCTGGTTCGGACCTCGCGGTCGACGTGCAGGAGGCCAATGCGGCCACTGGTGGCACGATCCGTGACCTGGACATCGTCACCAAGTACTACATCAAGGACGCGCTGTCCCTGACGTCGGCGACCACGTGGGCGGAGATCTCGCAGTCCGCGGCTTCCGAGATCAGTGACACCGGCGGTGCCGGTACCTCCGCTGAGCACTCGCAGATCGTCGTCATCGATGTCCGCGCCGAGCAGCTTTCGGACGGTTACGAGTGGCTGTCGGTGAACGTCCCTCAGCCGGGTGCTACCAAGCTGGGCTGCGCGTTCTACATCCGTCATGGCCTCGAAGTGATGCGCAAGCCGCAGAACCTCGCCGACCCGAACGCCTGATTGGGGCTGTGATCCATGTCTACTGTTCTCCAGGGCGACCAGCTGCGGAACATTCGGCTCGGTAGTGCGCCGGTCTCCAAGGCGACCGGTGCCATCACCGGCAACCCGACAACCGCTTTGTTCACCATCGCTGGTGGGCATGTCCTGATCACCGGTGTGTGGGGTGAGGTCACCACGGCCCTCACCACGGACTCCGGTACGTACGCGCTCCAGGCGAACCCGACCACGGGTGACACCCAGACGATCGTGACGGCCACGGACCTCGGTACGACCGACACCGCCGTGGGCTCGATGATCGGCCTGGACCAGGGCACCACCGCCGCGACCAAGTTCCTGCGGGGTGGCCGTATCGACCTGAACGCCGTGGTGACCACGGGTCAGATCGAGTTCGTGGGTGCTGCGTCCGCGAATGGTGCCATCACGTTCTACGTGACCTGGGTTCCGCTGACCACTGGTGCCACTCTGGTGGCTGCCTGATGAGCACTCTGGTTCCTGGATCTGACGTTCGTCAGATGAACTTTGGTTACCGTGAGTCGAAGTCGACGGGCACCCTGGCCGCCAGCACCATTTCCCTTTTCACGGTGGCGGGCGGCCGGGTGGCCATCACATCGATTTATGGCATCGTGACTACGGCCGTCACAGTGGCGAACTCCTACAAGCTGCAGTTCAATCCGACCACGGGTACCACCGTGGACCTGGTGGCCGCCTCTGACATCGGTACCACCGATACGCCCGTTGGTGACATCCTCACCTTCACCGGTGATGTGGGCGGCGCCACCATGGTGCGTGGTGGCGCGGGTGAAACCCTGCGCGCGCCGATCGTCCTGACCATCGGCGACATCGAGTCGGTGTCCGCCGGTACTGACGGTGTCATCAACTGGGTGGTCACCTGGATCCCGCTGGACGACGGCGCTTCGCTGGTGGCGGCCTGAGATGAGTGTCATCCTCAGGGCCGCTGGGCCTTTGGGACGGGTGGTGGAAAGGGCTACGGCTGTGCTCCCGCAGAGCACGGCGGGGGCCCTTTTCACGATCGCGGGCGGCCGGGTCCTGGTGACGTCGGTTGTCGGCGAGGTGACCACCGTCATCCAGACCCAGGCGGATGCCACGAAGCTCACGTTCGATCCGACCGATGCCGGTGCCACGCAGGATCTGTGTGCAACGACCGACATCACTGCGGACGCGGTCGGCACGATGTATTCCATTACTGGCACGCCGGGCACCGTTTTGCAGGATGCACTCAATTTCTTGCCGAGTAACAAGGTGCTGGCGCAGCCGCTGATTCTGAAGCCGGGCAGTGTCCTGCTGGACTGTGCTGGGTCCAATACCGGTTCGGTGAAGTGGACGCTGGCCTATTGGCCCATTGACACCGGCGCGACGGTTGTCGCTGCCTGATCAACCACCTCGGAGTTTTGATGCCTGCCAACTTGCGGACGTGCGCCGACTGTACGACGGCATATGCGCTCGATCTGTTGACCTGTCCGCACTGCGGCAGCAGCAACTTCGTGGACGAGGGGGGAGCTGTAATGAAGCGGTTTCCCCTCTTCGTCTCCCTGTCCTGTGACAGCTGCGGGCGTGGCCCCTGGACTGTGCGGCTTCAGTCCGTGACATCCGGGCTGATTGAACTTCCGACACTGGCCTGCTCCTCGTGCGGTTGCCGGGTGCCGGTCACCTGGCCTCCCGAGGAGGAGCCGATGTCTCCCAAGATCACCGCTCATGGCGGTGCCACGAACGCTCGCGACGCGGACGTCTCCCCGGCTGCGGACGCGAGCCAGCCCCAGGCCGTAGCCGAGGACGGCCTGGGGCGTCCAACTTCTGATGCTCAGGAGCCTGTTACCACCTTGCAGGAGGCCATGCCGGGCGATGCGCTGCCGGAGGTTGCAGAGTCGGCGTACACCGCAGACTCCGTGCCGTTGCCGCTGGTCAAGGACTACGAGTCGATGACGCTGGCCGAGCTCCGCGAGGAGGCCACCGGCCGCGACGTTCCCTCCTATGGCACCAAGGCGCAGATCGCTGAGCGTCTGCGTGAGGCCGACACCGAGGAGTAGTCCGTGTCCTGGGAGCAGATGCTGAGCATCGTCACGGAAGCCGTCGGCTACCAGGAGCGTGAGCGTACTGATCCGCCTCTGGCATGCCCTTTCGACGGTGAGCCCCTGCGTTCGTCACCCGACGGCGGTCTGTTTTGTCTGCTCGGGAACTACGAGTGGCCCAGGCAGCCGCGCATCATCTGATCGAGGGGGTCACTGGTGACCATCAATACGGTAACCGATCTCCGTAATACCGATGCGGGACAGACGGCTTTCACGGTCCGGCAGAACCCGGTCGGCGGGTCTACCGCTTGCCACGCTGTCCAGGTCACCCAGGCGGCGACGGCCGGGGACGGCGCAGGTGTCAACGTTGTCTCCAACAACACCAGTTCCCCCGCGGTCCGGGTCAAGGCGGCCGGTCCGCTGGTGCAGTTGTACGACGCCAGCAACATTCTCAAGTTCGAGATCAGCAACGGTGGCGCTATCACTACGGTCAGCGGTATCACGCTGACGGGTGCGATCAGTGCGACCACCCTCACGTCCACCGGCGCCACGTCGGTGGGCACCACGCTGGCGGTGACGGGTGCAACGACGCTGACGGGTGCACTCTCCGGTAGTAGTGCGACGTTCAGCACCACCCTGGGCGTCACAGGCGCCACCACGTTGTCGACCGTGTCGACGTCAGGTGCGGCGACGCTGAACTCTGCCGCCGTGACCAACAACGCTACGGTGGGCGGCACCCTGGGCGTGACGGGCACGACGACGGTGGCGGCTGTGAACGCGTCCGGGAATATCACAGTGACCGGTGCGGACCTGCAGATCAACGGCACCAACAAGGCCTACCGGTTCCGCCGCGGCGGTGGCGGCCTGGACCTCGAAGCCACCGGCGCCGACCTGGTCGTCTCCAACTGGTCGGGGACGAACTTCAACGGGACACAGCGCTCCTACTTCCGCCTGTCCGCCGATGCGCAGAATGTGCAGGTCGCGGGCAAGGTCGAGTTCGTGGACGCCCTGTACGGGGCGACGAAGCACGTTCTGGACGGCGCCGCCAACACCATCGGCTTCTTCGGTACCGCAGCGGCGGCCAAGCAGACGGTGTCCGGAGCGAAGGGCGGCAACGCCGCACTCGCCTCGCTGCTGACAGCGCTCGTCGCCTATGGGCTCATCACGGACTCGACGTCGGCATGAGTGATCTGTCGGTCGAGGACTTCAAGAACATTCTTCTGGACCTGTATCTGGTGCAGCGCGAGAACGCCGAGCTGAGGGGCGAACTTGCGCTGCTCAAGCAGCCCCATCTCCTAGCAGAAGAGCGTGCAGACGAGGAGGTCTGAATGACCATCACGACCCCCGTCTACACCACCCGTGAAATCATCAAGCGGGCCCTGGACCAGGGCGAGATTTCGCGGAACAACCGGAACATCGACCGGTGCATCGAATCGGCGTCCCGGAATGCGGAGGGCCTGTGCCACCGCATCTTCTACCCGCGGATCGCCACGAAGTACTTCGACTGGCCCAACGACCAGGGCACTCTGCCCTGGCGGCTGTGGCTGGACGACCAGGATCTGATATCCGTCACCACGCTGTCCTCGGGCGGCACCACGATCCCCGCAGCCAACTACAACCTGGAACCGAACACCACGGGCCCCCCGTACACCCGGCTGGAAATCAACATCGGCACCAGCTCGGCGTTCGGAGGCGGCTCCACGCACCAGCGCGACATCACCATCACCGGGCTGTGGGGATCCACCGACGACCACGTCAGCACGGGCACCGTCGCCGAGGCCCTCGACGCCACGGAGACCGGGGTCGACGTGTCGGCCGCCGCATCCGTCGACATCGGGGTGGGCTCCATCCTGAAGGTCGATACGGAGCGGATGCTGGTGACCGACCGGGCCCAGCTGAGCACCGGGCAGACCGTCGGCGGCACCGGACTGACCACGAACAAGAACTCCCAGGCGCTGACCGTCGCCGACGGCACGCAGTTCGCCGTCGACGAGGCGCTGCTCATCGAGAGTGAACGCGTCCTGGTCACCGACATCGCAGGCAACGTGCTCACCGTCGAGCGGGCTTTTGACGGGTCCACCATCGCCGCCCACGCGGCGGGCGTCACCATCTACGCCCCGCGCACCCTCACCGTCACACGGGGGGCTCTGGGATCGACGGCGGCCACCCACCTGACCGGGGCCACCGTATCCGTGTGGCGGCCCCCCATGCCGGTGCGGCAGTACGTCGCCGCGGAAGCCATCCACGAACTGATGCAGGAACAGACCGGGTGGTTCCGCACCATGTCGGCGTCGTCGATCTTCGGCGGCACCGCCAAACGGGCCGCCACCATCGAAGCCCTCATCGACTACCGCGACCAGCTGTACCAGACGCACGGCCGCAAGGCCCGCACCCGGGCCATCTGAACGGGGAGCCGGGACATGTTCGAAATCAAGTTCAAGAGCCGCGTCCAGGGCCCCATCAGCTCCGGGCGGATGGCCCGTGACGCCGCGGCGTACTCCCATGACGTCGCCAGCGCGATCGCCGACTCCGCCAAGGACACGTGGCTGAACAATCTGCACAGCTCCATCCGTCACCAGACGCCGTACTACACCACGCAGATCCGCAAGCACGAGCTGACGCCGACGCATTACCGCATCGACGACGGCGGCGTCATCTACGGCGACTGGCTTGAGTCCGGTGCTTATACACCCCGCCGCAGGTTCGAGGGCTACCGCGCCCAGGAACGCTCCGAGGCCGAGGTGCAGGCCAAACGCGGCAACATCTCCCGCCGCATCCTGCGCCGCTACCGCTCCAGCGGACGACTGATCTGAAGGAGCCGGGATGGCCCTCGACATCAACGGCATCCTCGACGCCGTCGTCTCCCACACCCTGTCCACCGGACACTTCCAGACCGTCAACGAACACGAGTCGAAACAGTCCGGTACGAACGGCATCACCGCCGGTGTGTGGGTGGAGAGAATCACGCCGGTCAAATCCTCCGGACTGGCCAACACATCGATCCGCCTCGAACTGCAAATGCGGATCTACAACTCCACCATGGCCGAGCCGTACGACCACATCGACGCCAACCTGACGCTCGCCCTGGACGCCGTCTTCACCAACTTCATCTCCGACTTCGACCTGTTCGGCGAGGCCCGGCACATTGACATCTTCGGCGCCTACGGACAGAGCCTCCAAGTCGACGTCGGATATATGAACATGGACGGCCGCGAGTTCAGGGTTTTCCAGATCCGCCTCCCAGTGATTATTGACGACGCCTGGCCGCAGTCAGCGTAATCAGTCCCACTCACAAAGGACCGCTCTCTTGAGCGGTCCTTTGTCATGTCCCGAGGAGGGCAGTAGATATCGCAAAGACCAGCGGCCTCGGCGACAATTTTTTCGTGGGTGGTTATGACCTCTCCGGAGACACCGCCTCCCTCGACGAAGTCGGCGGCGGCCCCGCCCTTATCGACGTCACCGGCATCAACAAGTCAGCCTTCGAGCGGATCGGCGGTATCCGGGACGGCCGAATCGAGTGGACGTCCCACTGGAACCCAGATGATGTCGGCGTCACGTTCACCGAGCACACCGCGCTGGCCGGTCTGACCACGGCGGACCGCGGCACCATGTACTGCCGCGGCACCACGCTGGGCAACCCAGCCGCCTGCCTGGTCGGCAAGCAGCTCAACTACGACCCCACCAGGGCCGACGACGGCAAGATGACCTTCAAGATCCGCGTGGAAGGCAACGCCTACGGCCTGGAGTGGGGACGGCAGCTGACCGCCGGTATCCGTACAGACACCGCGGCGACGAACGGTGCGTCGATCGACACCACCGCCTCGGCTTCTTTCGGCGGCCAGGCCTACCTCCAGGTTTTTGCGTTTACCGGCACGGACGTGACCGTGAAGATCCAGGACTCGGCCGACGACTCGTCTTTCGCAGACGTCACGTCGTTCGCCTTCACCCAGGTGACGACCGGCCGACAGACCCAGCGGATCTCGATCACGAACACCTCGACCATCCGCCGCTATGTACGCGCCGTGACCGTGACCACGGGTGGCTTCACCTCGGCCGCCTTCGCCGTGGCTGTGGTCAAAAATGACACGGCCGGAATTCTCTTCTGATGAAGGTTTGCCGTACATGCGGGGTGTCCAAGCCTTTCGGAGATTTCTACGCTCATCCAAGAACCGCAGACGGTCTACTCGCATTGTGCAAGGAGTGCCAGAAAAGGGTATCGAGGGATCGTCATGCTCGACTTCGCGATGATCCTGAGTATAAGCGGGGCAATGCGCGAAGGAATCGCGTACTTCGCTTGAAAAAGTATGGACTCTCGGAGAGCGAGTACGAGGCGCTGCTTCATGGTCAGGGCGGCGTATGCGCCATATGCGGTTCTGCTCATCCCGGCCTGGACTTCTCCTTCTTTCCCGTGGATCACGATCACGTGACTGGAGAGGTGCGCGGACTTCTCTGTAACGACTGCAATCTTGGGATTCAACGCTTCAAGGACAACGCAAACTTCCTCGTCTCGGCCGCGACATATCTGCTGAAGCACGTCAACGTCCTGGAGTCGTAAGGGGAGAAGCCATGCAGCGCATGAACCGCATCGAGCCCCAAGGGCGCGTACAGGACTACAAGACCTACCAGATCGTCTCGCCACTCAGTACGCACTGGCGCCCTGCCACCTGCGCCGAGGTGGAGTGCCCAGAGTACGAGAACGGCTGGCGCGTGCGGATCGAGGGCCTACCGCCGGAGATGGTGCACGCAGCCCGCACATCGGGCCGGAAGTACACCGAGCTGGAAGTCGCGGCAAACGAGCACTGGCTCGTGTTCGAAGCCGGACAGTCCTGCTTCCGCGCCGCGTACCACCGGCGCCTGCTCGACAAGCAGGAGATCTTCATCGTGCGCGACGGGGATTTTCGTGGGAACCCGACCGGTCAGGTTCGCAGGCATACTCGCCCGATGGATTGGCAAGAAGATTTCGCCGACCACCAGGACAGGCTAGCTCAGCGAATCCAACAGGGTTGATCACGTTCCTGATGTGTATTAACCTGGACGTGTGAACTCAGAAAAGGAAGAGCCCCCACCCTGTGCATGCGGATGCGGTGAGTCAACGCGCTGGTACCCCAGGACTGGATGGAAGAAATTCAGGCGAGGGCACAATTCCCGGAACACTGGTGCAGCCAGTCACCCAGGGCGTACCCACAGCATGACCAACACGCCCACGTACTATTCGTGGGCCAACATGCTCGCCCGCTGCACGAACACGAACCACCCGGCATATCCGCGGTACGGAGGCCGTGGCATCACGGTCTGCGATCGATGGAAGGGCAAGGAAGGCTTCAAGAACTTCCTCACCGACATGGGTGAGAAGCCCAATGGACTCACGCTGGAGCGGATCGACAACAGCGGGGGTTATACGTCGACGAACTGCCGTTGGGCCACACGCAAGGAGCAGGCGGCCAACACTCGACACATCAACCTCCTCGACATTGACATCGAGTGGGTCCGCGCTCACCCGGAGAAGTCGCGCAACGAGCTTGCACAAGCTCTCGGCGTGTCCGAGGTGACGATCTCAAACATACGAAACCGGAAGGGGCGCTTCGCCGACCCCTCCTAACAAACAAGAGGCAATAAAGGCCCGCTGTATTCACAGCGGGCCTTTGTTATGCCTCAAAACGGACAAAGGAGGGTGAGTCATGGCAAAGCAGAGCGGACTTGCATGGACCACGCTGAGTGTGGACGATTCAGGCGGAACGCCCCGAGACCTGAGGAATGACATCACCAACCTCGAATTCGCCACACCTCGCGCAACCCAGGACGTAACGGGCATCGACAAGTCCGCGATGGAGCGCCTGCTTCTGCTCGCCGACTTCACCATCACGCTCAACGGCGTGTTCAACGCGGCGTCCAACCAGGCGCACGACGTGTTCAAGACGGTGCCGTCGACCAGCGTCAACCGGACCGTGTCGATCACTGTCGGCGGCAAGTCGCTGCCGAACGAGTGCATCTTCACGGACTACCCGTTGACGCGTGCGGACAGCGGTGAGTTGACCTGGGCTGTTCCTGGGCAGCTGGCCGATGGGACAGTACCGCTTTGGGCGTGATGTCCGTTTCGTTCTAGGCAGTGCCTCGGCAGTCCATCGCAGACGCGGTGGGCTTTTTTCATGCCCACGTTCGGGGAGAACGCATGGCTTTTCAGCGCAAGCGCAAGGTGTACCGGCTGGATTTCTCCGGTACCGAGTATGACGGCCTTGAGGTCCGGGTCCAGGGACTCACTACGGGTGAGTACCTGGAACTGGTCTCACTGACTGGTTCTTCGGGTGATTCGGAGAACGAGACCGAGCAGTTGCTGAAGCTGTTCGCCACCCACCTCGTCGCCTGGAACTTGCAGGATGAGGAGGGCGAGCCGGTGTCATCTGATTTCGCAGGCATCAAGGCCAACGATCTCGCGATGAACATGGCGATCATCAACGCCTGGACGGATGCCATGGTGACGGTTTCGGCGGCCACGGAAAAAAAGTCGCTCGTTGGCGATCCTTCCCTGGTGGCGTCGATTCCGACGGAGAGTCTGTTGTAAAGCCGGAAGAGGTCGCGCGGGCTGAGGCAATTCTTAGTCTGTGCGACCGCTTTCATGTGTTGCCCAGTCAGCTTCTGGACGAGCCTGTCGAACTTCTGCAGCTCCTTGATCTCGCGGCGCTGGCCGCCACGGAAGGCGGTGATGGCTGATGGCTGATGACATTACTCTCACCGTTCGGGTCCGCGACCTGACCCGCGGCGACTTCAATCGTCTTGACCATCAGCTCGACCGTATGCGGCGTGATCTGCGGGGTGTGTCCCGGGACACGGACAGTGCCGGTATGCACTCGCGGCGCCTCGGTCAGGACATCAACCAGCTGCAGCAGCGTTTTCAGCGTATGCAGACGACGGGCAGTCTGACCCGTCGTGAGCTGACGCAGATGCGCGGTCAGCTGGATGCCATGGGGCGCAGCGCCCTGAACGCGGCGCGCTCCGGTGAGATCACACATGACCGGTTTCACTCTCTGAACAGTGAGATCGGCTCCATGCGCGCACAGCTAGCGCGGCTCGACGAAGGGCTCAACAACAACACCAACGCGCTGCGCCGGAACAACAGCCAGACACGCACGACGGTGCGGATGGTGAACGGCGTAACACAGTCCATCCGTACCGCCACGCGGTCCACGGACGGCAACACCAATGTGATCAACACGTGGCGGCGGTCGGCCAATACGGCAGGCAACACCATGCGCCGCCTGGGCACCAATGGAAGTTTCGCGGGCGGTGTGTTCAGCAACATGCGGTCCAAGCTGATTGGCCTGGCCGTCGTGCTGATCGCGTCGGTGCTGCCGACGCTCGGTGCGCTGGCGCCCATGCTGGCCGGTATCGCGGCGATCGTCGGTACGGTGGCGCTGGCCTTCAGCGGGCTGAGCAAGCCGACGAGGATGCTGGGCAAGGACGAGAAGGAGTTCCTCAAGGGGCTTTCGCCTCTCAAGAGGGAGTTCGAGGCGCTGCAGAAGACGGCGCGCAAGGCTGTTCTGCCCGGCCTGACGAAGTCCTTCAAGGATGTCGGCAACGCCGTGAAGGGCATGAACCCGGTCATCAAGATCGCGGGTGAGCATTTCAGTACGCTGGTCGGGAAGATTGCCAAGGGGGTCGGCAACAAAGACTTCATGAAGTCTTTCACCGAGAACGTCAAGATAGGCTCCGACTGGGTCATCAAGTTCACCGGCTCATTCGGAAAATTCCTGAAGGAGTTTCTCGACTTCGGCACGAAGTCGAAGCCAGCGCTGGATGCGTGGCAGTCTC